AGACCCGAACCAATATTTGAATGTGATACCAATGGTAATTGTACGTGGGTAAATGAAAAATATTGTCAATTATTGAAACACGATGTGGAATATTTCTTGAATAATGGATGGAAAAACGGTGTACACGGAGAAGATTTAGAAATGGTGGAAAAAGAGTGGGAAAGAGCTATTAAAGATAAAAGAAGTAGCACCAGTATACACAGAATGATTGATAGAGAAGGAAATGTATATAACGTTAAAGTGGTTGCTACTAGAAATAATGGTTATGGGTACATAGGACACATTGAAGTATTAGACGATAAAAAAGATTAATAATTAGATACCCAACACTATTTATATGTATATTAATATGAAGTCTTCTAAAGAATTAGTCAATAAACTCGTAAAAGAAACACTAGAACAAAAGTACACCAATGCTTCGGCTTCTTGGAGTGATTTAATCGACGAATTATCCAAAGAAATTAAGAAGCCAATCGAACTTGATGATGCTGGTAACTATAATGTATGTGACTGTGAACCACATCATATTAGTATTAGACCAATTGTACACGGTATTTGTGATGTACAAGCATTCAGAGATTATAGCGATAGAACCAAGAAACTTTTTATGAAGTTTGAAGATGTTAAGAAATTCGTAAAAGAATACTTGAAATCCGATGTTTCAAATTATGTAGACAGTGCTTTGGGTAAGGGTGTTGAAAACAGCAAAGATAAACAAGGTGGTAAAAAAGCCGATAAACAATCTGAATCCGAAGAAAACGTAGTTGATCCAGAAAAAGGATTTAAGATTGTGAAGAATGTCAAGGTTGAGAATATGAACGATCCAAAAGACGATCCTACTCAACCAATGCAAGCAGTTGGTAAGTTTGCTAAACAAGGCGATCATAAACCAAAGAAAGCAGAATACGTCCCACCTACATTGCCAAAGAATCTTCAAAAATTAGTTATTAAATATACTAAGGCTGGTAAAGCTAAGAAGAAGTAATTGACAATTTCTAGATTTTGATGTACTATAAAAGTATATCTAAAAAAAGGATACATATGAAAAAATTGATTACTATCGCAACATTGGGTGCAACTCTAGCTTCCCAAACATTTGCTGGCGATAGAGAATGGGCTACGGTTGGCAAAGTATTAACCGGAGTCGCCGTAATTAACGTTATCGACAGAATTGTAAATCCCCCAACACAAGTTGTATATGTACATCCACAACCAGTGGTTTATGCACAGCCTGTAGTAGTACAACCTGCTCCTGTTGTATATTATCAACCTGCTCCTGTTGTATATTATCAACCAGCAGTAGTTGTACATGGATCTTGGGGTCGTCCAGTACACCATTATCATCACCATCATTGATAAAATCATTTTGAAATAACCCAAACCACCGTAACTGGTGGTTTTTTTATTTTTCCGGTTGACTTCTTATATATCCGTGGTAAGATGGTTTTACGGTAAGAAACACATATGAAAAATAAAAACTCACTAAATCTGGTTACTGGCAAGGACTTCAATATCAAGGCTTATCTTGACACTTGTGTAAATCTACGTCCATCTTCTTTGATTATGGATGATCTCAAGTGGAAGTATATGGTGCGTAGTGCTATTCGTGGCAAGAACATTCTGCTTCTTGGTCCAACTGGTTGTGGTAAGACTCTAGCAGCGCAAACTGTTGCTAAGGCTATTGGTCGTGAAGATAACTTCTTCTATTTTAATCTGGGTGCTACACAAGATGCTCGTAGTGCTTTGATTGGCAACACTCACTTTGATAAGAAGACTGGTACTCTATTCAAGGAGTCTAGCTTCATCAAGGCTATTCGTACTCCTAATGCCATCATTCTTCTTGATGAAATTTCACGCAGTCATCACGATGGTGTTAATATTCTAATGACTGTTCTTGATGATCTACAGCGGTATCTTCGTTTGGATGAAAAGGATGATTGTGAAGTCGTTAAGGTTGCTGAAGGTGTTACCTTTATCGCTACCGCTAACGTAGGTAACGAATATACCGCTACCCGTGTTATGGATCGTGCTCTACTTTCACGTTTTCCAGTCAAGATTGAAGTAACTCCCCTTGACAAGGATAGTGAGTTTAATCTACTAAAGAACCGTTTCGACATTTCAACTGAAAATCAACTTGATATGCTCAAGGCGATTTGTGAAATTGCTGAACATACCCGTAAGCAAGTTAAGCAAGATGATAGTAAGCTAACCAATTTTATTCCTACACGTAGTACAGTTGAAATTGCTGAACTTATTGTTGACGGATTTAATTTGCTTGAAATTGCGGAGTCAACCATTTATACTAACTTCAGTGATGATGGAGGTGTAGATAGTGAACGTACTTATATTCGTCAGCTTGTACAGAAGTACATCAAGGTTGAATCTAAGGAAAAGCTATTTAATGATCCACTAAAGAGTGATCAGCCTCCTTTTTAATAACTAAATAAACAAACAAACTATTATGAGTAACTACAGTGATTTCTGGCTTAAAGACAACCATTATGAATGGGATTGGGAAGATGAGCTAGATGCGGCTATTGAAGAAGAATCAGATACAGATGCTACAGTTGATGCTGAGGATCGTCTCAGTGATACTACTGCTAGGTTGATTCGTCTATCTTCAGCTCGTCGTGCTGTTGCTAACTATGTTAGTATTCTGACGAACCAGAATATTCCTGTAGTATTCAATGATAGTGCTGTAAATTGTACTGATGGTAAGCTAGTCTATATCAGTAGCGATATTACCAAGAAGGATAATTTTGATGTGGCTGTCGGACTAGCCTTACACGAAGGCAGCCACATCAAATATTCTGATTTTGAATTGTTTAAGACTGTATGGATGAATGTTCCCCGTGACATTTATAACTATACTGAAAAGCTAAGCATTTCAAAAGATGAAGTGGGTAAGACTTGTCAGACTATTCTAAACTATGTAGAAGATCGTTTTATCGATTATACTGTACATCGTAATGCTCCTGGCTATCGTGGATACTACGATGCTTTGTACGACGAATACTTTAATAACAAGGTAATTAGTGATGCTTTGGATAGCGATATGTATCGTACACTAAGCGTTGAGTCTTATATGTACCGTATTATCAATCTTACAAATCCTAATACCAATCTTAAGGCTTTGCCTGGTTTGTACGACATTGCCAAAGAATTGGATCTTACCAACATTAGTCGTTTGATTACTCCAAAGGATCGGTTGAATGTTGCTTATAAGATTGCAGAAATTGTATTTAAAAATATCAATGAACACAATCAAAAGCAAACTGGGCCTGGATTCGATCAAAATGATAGTGGTGTATCTGACAATTCTAATGGAATGCCTGGTGATGGCGAATCTGGTAAATCAACTGATGATGTACTTGGTGGTACTGAGTCTACTGTAACAAGTGATAACGCGGCTGTAACAAGTGATGTTGGTACAGATGCAAATGTCAGTAAGACCAAACAGAACAAGATTGCTAAGAGTTTTGAGAAACAGAAAGACTTTCTTGCTGGTAAGATCAAAAAGAAGAAGGTTTCCAAACGTGAAAAGACGATGTTGGATGTTCTTGAAAAGAGTCAGATCGATCTTGTGCCTGTAGCTCAAGAGATGATGAAGGCTAGTGGATTTGTTGGAAGTGTAGAATGTATCTTGGTTAAGAATATGACCAAGGAACTTATTCTATCTGAAGAATTTCCAATGAGCATTGGTGCTAACAATGAAAGTAGCCGTACTGAACTACAAAAGAATGTGGATGCTGGTATTGTTTTGGGTACAAAGCTAGGTCGTCGTCTTCAAATTCGTAATGAAATTAATATTGATAAGTTTACCCGTCGTAATTTGGGTAAGATCGATAAGCGTTTGATGCACGAATTGGGATTTGAGACTGATACCAATATCTTTTACAGCACATTTACCAATAAATATAAGAAGGTAAACTTCCATATTAGTGTAGATGCTAGTGCTAGTATGCGTGGGCCAAAGTGGAATCGTACAATCAAGCTATGTGTAGCACTAGCAAAGGCTACATCTATGATTGATAATGTAGATCTTACTATTAGTTTTCGTACTACTATGAGTTACAATCCATATATTGTGGTTGCTTATAATTCCAAGGTAGATAAGTTCTCAAAGATTAAGAATTTGTTTTCTTATTTAATTCCAGTGAATACCACTCCAGAAGGATTGTGTTTTGAAGCACTAATGAAGTTTCTGCCTAAGTCTGATACCAATACAAACAGTTATTTTGTTAATATTAGTGATGGTGAACCGTGTTTTTATTACAACAACACTTCGGCTGGCATTGCATTTTCTTATCGGGACAAATCAGCTTGTGAACATACACGTACTCAAGTAAGAAAGATTAAGGAATCTGGTTATAATATTATTTCCTATTTCGTATCTGATTATGATAATTTTGGTATTGAAGTGCTACGTCAGAACTTTAAGACAATGTATGGTAGTGATTCACATTTTATTAATGTAGAGAATCTCAATCAGATTGTTAAAACGGTCAATGATAAGATGATGGAAGCTATTGACATATAATATAAAGATGGTATAATATATAAACAGAGAAATTTATCACAACATAAACAAGAAAGGATAAAATATGAAAAAGACAGATCGTGAGAATAAGACAAATCAAACAGTAACGTATCCAAGTTGTATTTTTACAATTAAGGAACTAAACGAACTTAATCCTGATATCGTAACTATTAGTTTACGTGACAAGGTTAAGAAAGCAATTAAACGAGGTGAACTAAATGTAATTGGGGTTTTACCTAATGGTAAAGGTCGTCCAACTTTGGTACACGTATTTGGCTCAATTACCAAGTCTATTATTGATGAGGCTAAGAGCAAGGGTGTACATCTCAATCGTGAATTGTTGGTTGAAATGGTTAATATCAATTCATCTGCCAAGGAATCGGTTGTTGTGGTTGATGTTGACACAACAAAGACCAATTCGGTTAATGTTTAAACTAAAAATCATATAATTGAAGCACCGTATATCTTTGATTTGATATACGGTTTTTCTATTTATACTATATTATGGCAAAAAAAAGAGACAAAGTACTACTATATTTAGATCGCAAAGGAAAAAACTTTTTAGTATATGATGAAAAAGATTTACTAGATCTTAAATTGCCTGTAGAGTATATTGATAACGGTACCAATTTGTATTTGGATACACTAACAGAAAAATGGGAAATAAAAGAAGTTAAGTCATCTAAAAATGAATTGACATTAAAATTTAAATTGGTTTTAAGAAAAACAGAATAATATGGATGCGTTACAAGAATACTTTGGAGTGGAAGCATTTGATTTTGAGGGAAACAAACGAAAATTAATTGATAATCTTAATTTGTTAAAAGCTATGTCTGTAGAAGAACAGACCTTTTACAAAAAGTGGTTGGAAATACAAACTTGTGAAAGTTTATCCAGTAAGGCTAATACAATTAAAGCTAGAATTTGGATTCCCACTGACATCAATGATGAATCTTTATCTATTAAAGAAATAGAAAGTATAAATCCAACGTTAGTGTATGTTGAAACAAAACAACAAAATGAAGACTGGACGATTCTTCGTATTTTTGGTCATACAATGACATTTGACCAAACTCCTGGTAGATTTATTAAATTTCTTGTAACCGATGGTAATGTTGATAGTCCAAAGTATATTGGTTGTATTAGTGTTTCCAGCGATGTAATTGCTATTACTGATCGTGACAATTATTTGGGGTGGACTGCAACTGATAAAATGGATAACAAACGATTGGCACATAGTGCAATTGGTAGTTGTATTATGAGTACCCAACCAATTGGTTATAATTTTCTAGGTGGTAAATTAGTAGCTGCTATGATTACCACATCAACTGTACGTGATCTTTGGAAACAATTATACGATCAAACTCTTGTGGGTATGACAACTACAAGTTTGTATGGTAGTTATAGTATGTATAATAGTTTAAAATGGTGGCACAAATGTGGTAGCAGTGCTGGTAAAATTTCAATTAAACCAGATGATAGTATTTATGAAACTTGGCACAATTGGTTGAAAGACATTGATGTAACTGCTTATGATAAAGCACTCACTCAAAAAGAAGGAGTAAGTGGACCTGTAACTGGAGCCAAATCTCGTATTCTTGGTATGATATTTAGTAAATGTGGTATAAAACAATCCAATTATCAACACGGATATGAACGGGGTGTATATTATAGTTGTTTTTATGAAAATACCAAAGAGTTTTTACAAAGCAAAATAGGTGTTGATCAATTGAATATGAAAGACCTCTTTAAACGTGATATGCAAGGGGTAATTGAGTGGTGGCGACCAAAGGCTGTAGATCGATATAAAAAGCTAAAGAGTGAATCAAATTTAAAGAATACAGTACATTTCTATAACCAGATGTTTGGGATGTCTTATCAAGAAGCTAAAGACGCATATTTCAAAGAAGTTGGTAGATAGAATTATTATAATATAAATTACTTATTATACATACTATTTATATTTATAAGAGTAATTTATGGCAAATACCCCAATTAATGCAATGACCGCTACATTCGGGTCTGGTGATCAGACTGCGATAAAAATGAATGTAGCGGATTCAGGACCGTCAGATAGTACCAGTAAACTTATTGATTTACAACTTGGGAGTGTCACAAAATTCAAAGTTCTCAAAAGAGGTGAAGTAATTGCTACAAATTTTACGGGTAGTTTTAGTGGTAGTACTTTTGTTAAAAATCAATCAAGTGTTGCTGGCACCAAATATATAATATTTTCTGATGGAAGTGGTCAAAGAACATTGGGATATGATACTTCATTAAATTACGATGCTTCTTCAAACACATTAAATACCAATGGTAGTGTTAATATTGGTGGCGATATAGATAGTACAAATGTCTCACCACTTTTACTATCAAGTCCAACTACAATAGAGTTTGGCGGTGCTGCTACCACAATTCAAATAGGATCGCTAGCAGTTGGTAGTTATACACGATTTAATTCAAGACAAGTCAGAGGTAATTTTACAGGATCATTTACAGGCAGTTTTAGTGGTAGTAGAGCTAACTTTACTAAAATAAGTGGCAGTAATACTACTATATCAGGTAGAGTAATTGCCACATCATTTACAGGCAGTATCAGCGGTAGTAGAGCCAATTTCAACAAACTAAGTGGTAGCAATGGTAGGATATCTGGCAAACTTGTTGCCACATCATTTACTGGTAGTATTAGTGGTAGTAGAGCTAACTTTACTAAAATAAGTGGAAGTAGCGGAATTATAACTGGTAGATTTATTGCTACTTCATTTACTGGTAGTATTAGTGGTGGATATGCCGCATTTACAAATGTAACTGGTAGTGTTGGTAGAATTCAAGATAAGTTGGTTATAAATGGAACATTGGAATTAAATAATTCTATTACAGGATCAAATTCTATGTTTATAAGTGGCGCTGGTAGTCCTATCGCTGGTTACATAGGAATTTTAATAGGCGGAACAAAATATAAGCTGCCATTGTATCCTTGGACTTAAGGCTTGACTTATTATAAATTTGTTGGTAAGATGATCACAATGAAAAAATCATTGTGCTGTATTTCTCTTCAACTTCAAGAAAAAGGATTCAAAGCTAATACTATGACCAAGACTAGATTCTTGGCATTGGAACGAAAAAATGCTTTATCTACCGTTTCACAACGTACCTTGAACAATGTAAATGTTGCAGTAAATACCTTTTCTTTTTGTATAAGTAAAGGATGGAATTATCGAATTAGCAGTGATTTATTTCCATTGGCTACTTTACCCGAAGCAAATTTATCGTTTGATGTTCTTCCTGACAAAGACCGTATTTATGCTGAATTCAAGCGTGGTGCTGAAATTATTAAAAAGAACAATTTACGATGTAGTACACATCCCGATCAATTTGTTGTGCCTGCAAGTGCTACAAAGACTGTTGTGGAAAAGTCTATTATTGAACTAAAAAACCATGCATCTATTATGGATTTATTTGGTTTGCCACAGTCATATGAAGCTCCTATTAATATTCATATGAATTGTTACAAGGGTAATACCAAAGACATTGCTAAACGTTTTATTGATGTGTACAATAATTTTCCTGTAAATGTAAAGTCTCGATTGGTACTTGAATTAGAAGATAAACCCAATAGTTGGGGATTAATTAATCTTTATGACTTAATTTATCAAAAAACAGGAATACCTATTACTTATGATTCACATCATTTTAGATTGAATAATCCTGAAAATATTTCTCCTGAAAAAGCTATTTTAATGTGTATGGAAACTTGGGGTAAATATAAACCATTATTTCACTACAGCAATGGCAAAACAGGGCCAACAGATAGATCACATTCAGATTATGTTTATACTTTACACAAAGAATTGTTTGAAAATGATGTTGATGTAGACTTTGAATTTAAAGCCAAAGATTATGCAATTGAAAAATTTACGGCCGATTACCCTTTTTAAGATTATCTGACATCCAAAGAGGTTGTAAATTTGTATAATGCATACATTTTTTCAATTCTTCTAAATTGTCGAGGTCATAATTTGAAACAGGAATTATATGATCTATATGCCATCCATAATAACCATAATTATCCCAAGTCATACCCGTTTCAAATTTAGACTCTAAATATAATTTTAATTTTTCCCAAGAACATCCTATTAAATTTAATGTTGTTCTTATTTTGAATTTTCCATTTAATGCTAAATGTAATCTTCTTCTGACATTTTTTCTCATTCTGAATATTGGATTGTTTTTAAGTTGTAATTGTTCATATTTTTTATGAGTCTTTAATATTTTTTGTTTATTTGTTTGATAATATTCTTTTTTATTTTGTAAAATAGAATCTCTATTAGAATAATAATATTCACGATTATTTTTAATATGATTAACATCATTTTTTCTTTTTTGCCATTTTTCTTTATTTTTTATTTTGATTTTATCTTCATTTAATTCACTCCATTTTTTATACAACAAACTTTTACAACTTTTACATTTAGATCTGGGTTTATTTTTTTCAAACGGAAATTCTGATAGAAGTTTAGTAATTTTACAGTGTGTACATATTTTTTCATTCATATATTAATAAATATGATTCCATTTCAATTACAAGTCGTTTTTATTCAAACTTTGATTTAAAAAGTAGTTGACGTTTTGAAGATTGAATGGTAAGATAAATTTAAGTTAGTGATGAAACTAACGAAACAAAAAACAAACAAAAAAAGAAAGTAATAAATAATATGTATACACGTACAAATGCTCGTAACAAGACTAACTTCGTAGGCCATAACTCCACCGGCGTTGAGATTTATCTCTCTACCCCAGTTGCGAAGGCCAAGAAGGCTTCACGTTTGACTCTACGTGCTGGTAAGACCCGCGTTGACCTCAATGGTCGTCAGATCAAGGCTCTACGTGATGTCTTGAACGCTGGTTACACTGCTTAATTGAAATAAATGTTAACTCATATGTGTACATAGTTATGCATATGAGTTACATATTCAATAATCAAACTATGATGTGGCTACTACTAATAATAGTAGCCATTTTTACTTTTGCAAACTTTTACTTGTTTATCAAGCTGCTTAGACAGTTTGACGATCATCAAATTCTAACGGTAGATGCATTGGAATTAATTAATGTTAAAAACAATAAAATATCAAAAGACATTGAAATTTTGCAAAAGCGTAGTAGAATATTAAATAATGAAAGCAAAGAAAACATCCGAAAACAAAGTTAAAGTTCGTGGTTTATTTGATCATATAAATCATATTCGTGAGGTAAAGAATAAAGATTATTATAAGTCTTTATCCGAGGAAGAAAAGAAATCATTTAACAAGTATATGATAATTAGATTTCTTAGTATGGATGTTGATATTATAGAAGACGTATCATTTGTTTCTAAATATTTTCAAAATATACCAGATGAACAATTTTATCAAGTAATGATCGATTTGGTGCCAAAAGGAAGAAAGTTCTGTAAGTATATTAAAAATAGTACCGAGGGTATCAATGAAACAATATTAGATTGTATTTGTAAGAAATATAAAATTGGAAAACGAGATGCTATAGATTACTATAACATATATACGTCTAATGACACTAACTTAAAAGACTTGTGTGAACTAATACAAGGTTTTGGTTATAGTGAAAAAGAAGTAGAGAAGTTATTTAAATAATATGAAAATTATAGGTGTATCTGGTTTTGCTCGTAGTGGCAAAGATTTGTTTGCTAAAGTTGCTCAAAACATTTTGGAAAAACGCGGACTGAAAGTTGAAAAGTACGCATTAGCATATGAGTTAAAAAACGATCTAAAAGACCTTATCAAAACTAAGGTGGGAATTGATGTTTTTACAGAAAACACCGAAGAAAAGAATATTATTAGACCATTGTTAGTTGCTTATGGCGATGTAATGAGAAAGGTATCAGAAGGTAAATATTGGACGGGTAAGATTGAACAAAAGATCAAACAGTCTAATGCTGATGTAATTTTTATTACAGATATCAGATATGATGTATATCCCGAGGATGAGTGTACTTGGTTACAAAATAAACAAGACGGTAAATTAGTACACGTTACGAAATTTAAACAAGAACCAATGCCTTCAGGCAGAAGATTCAGTAATAATAAAATTGTTAAGATTTATAATTCTGCACCAAACGATCACGAAATGTTAAATGATCCAAAGGTAAAGGCTAAAGCTGATTGTGCTTTTGAATGGGAAGATTACAGTGATAAGTTATACGGATGTTCTTTAGGGGAACATCCGTATATCACAGAGAAAGTTATTGAATCGTTAAAACTTATTAACGTAATTTGAGTTTGGTAATCAAGTTGTGACCATTATGATAGAAGATAATTTCTTCATCGGTGGTTTTTGTACGAAAATAATCAATTAAAGACGGCGCAACTGAACTAACTAAGTTTATATAAATTTTGTTACATTCGTCGTGTTTTATTGATTTTCTCTGTTTTTGACACGAACAAATCTTATCAAACGTTTGCACACAGTTTGTTAATATAGCAAATGCGCCAATGTTATCTTTGGATACAAAATTATTGAATGCTACGTAACTTCCTATAATCATAGTAATTTATTTATTAATAAATACAACAACAAACTACAAATGTAGTTAATAGGCATCATTATAATTGTATAATACAGAGGATAATTCAATGTATATAACAATGTAACAATACTAAATAAAGATGTCCAGAAACATAAACAAATAACACAACTTAATAACTTAGTTATATAACTTGGGTATTCTGAATACAAGAAATTTGGATATGTACTCATTGGATCAACATTGCTTTTATACAGTTGATACTCGTCCAATTTAAATAATTTACGGGTATTTGTTAATTTAGCGATTGTTTGTACTATATCGCTATTTAACCAAATAACCATAATAAATGTTACAGCGAATATAATTGGGAGGTTATAGTCTGTTAAGTTCATTTTATAAGATCGTAAATGTAATTGCCTAGAATTTGAAAAAATATGTTGTATGTAAATATAATTGATATTAATATGAATAATTCGAATCTATCCAATTTACCATTCTGATTAATATCAAAATATTTTAAAAATGTATTTTGCCAAATTTCTATTAATTTTTTCATAACAATTTTTTATTGTACCACTCGTCTTTTATTTCTATTAATTGCTTACTATAATCGTTTAACTTATTAATAGTAAGTTTAAATATGTCGTATTCAAGTGTTCCTAATTGACCACTGTCTTCCAACATTAATTGAAGCATATTAAAGAATTCAAAACTATCATTCGATAATTTAGTACCATCAAATTCGACAATAATATCATTTGTCTTTTGTTCCTCAAATCTCTTCAATTTTTTAGTTAGATTAAACTTGGTATTCTTTTGTTCAGCTTGAATATATCTTTCATATGGAACATCTGTGTAGATTGTGTCACACCAAGGTTCCAATAGTGCTAATCTGTATTCATCGCAGTTACGTACAACAAAACCCACATCATAACGTTTAGGTACGATTGGCTTCATAGTATCATTGTGTTTAACAAAGTGTCCCCATTTACGAATGAAATTTCTGGCACTGCGATTGTTTTGTTGTAGCCATTCGTCACTTTCTTTTCCAACAGTAGTTAATGTAGGATTGTATCTACTACCTCTACAAGTCATATGATACACACATCCTTCCCACGTTTGAACAAATTTATATCCATTTGACAAGAATCTATTGAAGATATCACTGTCTTCCTTGCTTTGTGGTGCGTATAGATCGTCGTGACCCCCAATGGATTGGAAATCCTTCTTATAAAGGGCCCATGGCGCAAAGATTCCTTCTGTGGTTTTATCTTTTCTTGTTAAACGTGTATCATTGAACCATTTCAATAAACCAGCTTCATTAAACTCTTCTGGCTCGGTACCAAAGGCTTGTACGATCTTTTCTGGTCCCGGTGGATGTAGAGGTGGTTCAATTCGGGTAAGACTAACAATAGTACCTGGTTGAATATACTTTTCTACATATTTGTCGAAGTTGGGACAAGCATACATATCTGCGTGGTAGATCATTACCACATCATTGGTAGCAACTTCGTTTATAAGACGGTCATATAAAATTGTATGACCCAATCTGGTCGGACCTTCGTTGCGGATAAATTTGAAGTGCGGATCTTTTTGTGATGTTTCTTTGCACCATTCCAATGTACCGTCATTACTGAAGTCGTCTGCAACACAGATTTCATGTTCTTTGTGACTTAAATTTTTACGAATAGCTTCGTAACTCCATTTAAGATATTTTAGGTTGTTTCTGCTTGGTTGAATAAAACTAATTTTCATATTTAAAACTGTATTTTTACTTGCTCCATCAATTGACTATAATCGTGAATTCCTGTTTTCACAACACTATTGTCTATTACAGGAATGACATTAGCATTTGATAGCTTACGAAAATAACTATTAGGACCAAAGTAATTAGGGCGTAATTCTTTTCCCTTGTGTATATAACTAATAACAGTGCCACCGAAAAGTGATGATAATATTGAGTTTCCGCCACAAACTGTAACAAATCTGCTACAATTTGCCATTATTTTTAATTGCGTTTCATTGTAACTATATTTTGATTCTTTGACCAAATCATCTATCAATATTACATTGTCAAAGTACTTACATAGTTCAAAATCTGTTATAACACCTATACCATCCACATTAGCGGTAATATCGTGGTAACCTTGTTCCAATGAATTGTATTCATTTTGATCTATAGTAAATTCTTTTTCTTTATTAGTAGCTCTCTTGTATATTACAGTATAACCCTTTTCTTTAAAATAATCGAATAGTTCATATAAACAAGGAATATTAAAATAACCCAGTGGAATTTCACCGTGTTCCATATTATACTTGTTGGTGATAAACACCACGGGTTTATCAAATTTATATTCGTCATTTTTATAATATTCTTTGAATGGCGGACATACCCACTTACTATAATCCAATACACCATTAACTTGCGTTTGTTCATCGGCGGACAAATGATGATATTCTTTACCTGTTATTGATAAAGAATTATGATGAATCCATTTATTTGGTACTTCTGCTAAAGCTAGATCATTATCTATTGTTCTAGATAAAAATTTTTCTTTGACATTATCACAAAAGAAATAGTATGGTTTCATACCCTTGCTAGTAACTACACCATCCAATTGATTGTTTTGATGTAACCAATATGCGAATGGTATTGCTAGAGCAAGTTCGATGCCAAATTCAGGATTTACTTTTAGTATCATATTAAGTACACTTGTCGTCTAAACAAACACCTTCTTTAAGAATAGCGGCTGATGCTAATCGTTTGCTGTGTTTTTCCATTACGTATTCCGACAATGTTTCGTCTGACTTTTCTAATCCCAATGCTTTTCTGTAACTAATAGAAATTGGTCTGCCGTGATCTTTTTCGGCTAATTTATTTTTAGCTGCTACTTGACACATTTTACACATTTCCCACATTCCTGATTTTTTATTAATTTCAGCATTACCTTTTTCATTTACACCTGACCAATTTGTGAAATCGTCGGGTAAATCTTTACGATTATACTCATTTAATTTAAACAATCTAGCAATAGCTGATCCATTTGAACAAGGCCAATATCCATCAAATGAATAGTTTACACCACATCTATTTGGGATATTACATTCTGGTATCATTTCTTGACCTGAATCATATGGTGCTACTAAACTACAACGGTGTATTTCTCCCTTTTCATCCAATGGGGTGAAGTTAGTAACTGGAATTCCTCTGAAAAAATTTACTTTTGATAGTAAGTCTGCTAGCGATACTTGATTGGGCATTTCAAATACCATTTTATCCAAATTAGGAATCAATTGATCTTTAGTAATTTGACTATCATTTAGATATTGTGCAATTGATTTAAAAATTGGACTTATATGATCAACATACGATAACTTAATCTTATTAACTTTATCAAATGGAAAATACTTAATAACACGATCCGGAGTATCCAACGTACCCGCCTTTAACATTTTGGGGTGTAAATTTGAAATAATAACAATATTTGGAACTGGATCTCCCCACAAATTATCACGTAGTCTATCTACTATATCTGCGATATTTGGATGCGTTAGTGGTTCTCCACCAATAATATGTATTCTTTCAATTTTACCTTGTCTTTTGCAATCGGCTATCAATTTGTCAACGTGGTCCATTGTCACGTTGGTATTTTCATAATAATTAAGACCAGCTGCATTATCTTTGTCAAATGGATCAGTTAATGCATTGAAATTACTATGCCTATTGCAGCTAGGACAACTAAAATTACATTGCAGTGTTACGTCAAATTCAATATTCATAGGTGTGTGTTTATCATTTTGAGTATCTTAAAAGCCTCTGCATATTTACATTGACCTTGTATACCTCTAAATTTTGCTAGTATCTCTAAATTAGATTTTACATTTAATCCAACTTTTTCATATTTTGAAATCTGACTTTTGTGACACATAGATGCTTCGATCTTTTTATCAAATGAATTATCGATATTTTCATAGTAATTGATATCCATTTGATTTTCTGTCATTCGGGAAATGGGAATTTGTTCATAACAAAATACATTCGGAACATATCGAGCAGCTGCCATTGTAGTCTTGAATGTTGAAATATGATCTTGATTTGCATCTCCAGCCCAATGTGTATAGATTGTATCCACTTTGTGCTTTTTAATCAAACTTTCAAGTTTACTCACTGAGTCAAAGCTAAAAGGTACGTGCAAATCTTTGAAAGGTAAAAACTCTACATTGTCACATTGTAATACTTTAGCCGCATTAATAGTTTCCAATCTATTTTCTTCGGCTGTTCTCAATAATATTCCATTAGTACCGTCTACAGATTCTGTATTGGTCATACACACGTATACTACATAATCGCCTTTTAATTTGTGGTTATATAGTGTACCTCCACAGCCAAATTCAATATCATCAGGATGCGCTCCTATTGCCATTACACGTTTCATATCAACTTAAAATTATATTTTTGCTATTTGTACCTTCATTGAACAATAAATCTATTATACACATATACTGTTTAAAGTCACCATATAATTGTGTGTATTTAGGATGATTATAATGTTGCCATATCAATTCTATGTTATTATCCTTAAATTCTTGTTCATTAATGTATCTCATAGAACCGGGTCCAGTACCAGAAATGTATTTTGTAGCATTTAATTTTTTTAATAGATACATTATACGATCTCCACCAGAAACCTCATTGGGACATATTTCCGAACAAAATACAACTTGCGTTTTAATATCCATTACATTTAAGAAATATTTAATTAAAGCACTGTTTAAATCTGACAATGTTTTATGATTGACTTTAAGAATTGATTCTAGATCGCCATAATAAACATTAAAGTATTTTGACTTTCTATAGAAGTTTTTAATCAAATTTAAATGGTTATCATTCCATCCGTTATGGTTGATTTCAATTTCATTAAAGTTTTTCAATTCACTTTTTCCATTTAATGGAACGGTTAACCATTTGGGTTCGCCGTCTGTCTTAATTAAATTTCTATGACCAAAGTGTTGTTTACCTCGGGGAAATTGTACATTATCAAAAATAACAAAGATATCGCTTCTAGCTATTTTATCAAAAAACCCCATCCAAGGTAAGTAATTTGGCTGATGAATGCTTATAATCATACAATTTTATTGATTACATCCGCAACATAGTCAACTTGATCCATAGTCATTTCTACGTACATAGGGATGGACAAATGTCGAGATAACAATCCATCCGCTGATTGATACGACTGATTTACAGTGTATGGTTCAAATACTTTTTGTTGGTGACAAGCTGGCCAATAAGCATTTGCTGTGGGTATGTTATATTCTAAGAATAGTTTTTTACAAATTTCAGATCTTTCATTCAAAGTTGTAGATCTTGGTAATTCTATAATATAGTGCCACCAAGTATTGGTTATGTTATCTGGAACATCAATAAATTTAATCTTGGGATTTGTAATTTTTTCTTTGTATCTTTTTGCTATAATATTTCTTTTCTCAACAAATTCGTTAACTCGTTTCAACTGACTGATACCAAGAGCCGCAACCATTTCTGTCATTTTATAGTTTGATGATATAAATTCACAACTTACACCAAAATCTACACCGTTTACTGGGCTTGGATTTCTAACAGCTCCGTGATTTCTTAATGTCTTACAAGTTTCTGCAAATTTTTCATCGTTGGTAGTAATTATTCCACCTTCACCTGTAGTTATAATCTTAGTAGCAAATAATGAAAAACATCCTGCGTATCCTAAGTTTCCAGCGTGAAGGTTATCAATAGTAGCTCCTACTGCGTGAGAAGCATCTTCAAACAATAGTAGACCGTGTTTGTCACATAGTTTTTTAATGTTATAATAGTCAGGAGTAATATATCCCGCCATATGAACCAACATTACACCGGCTACATCTTTGTCCAAACTTCTTTCGATTACATCCGCACTTAAACAATGAGTATTTTCATCAATATCTACGATCACTGGAATATTATTGGAACGAACAATTGCACTTACACTTGCTATAAATGTTTGAGTTGGAACAATAATCTTTTTGCCAACCAAACCAGATGCTCTAAGTGCCACTTCCAAACAAGTTCCGCCGGAACAAGTTGCAACTGCATATTTTGTTCCACAATACTTTGCGAACAAGTTTTCAAATTCGGACACATACTTTGACTGAACTAGGGACTCTGTATTTAGAATATCAGCAACTCTATCCAAGATTTCTTTGTGGTCTTCTTTGGGAATATAAGGCTTTGTTCTTGATAATTTATTCATAACGTATTTTTAATATAATCGAGAAATTCAGGTAGATTCTGTTTGGTACTACTAAACTTTCTTCCTAATTTTAAAGGAGATAACAATAGATGTTCATCGATAAACGGAGAACTGGTACCATTTTCAATAACATTTGCTTTTTTATTTAAAAACATACTTATTTCTTCAATAAGAGTTTTGGCACTATAAACATCTTCGTTTACAATATTATAACTGTCTTTAGTATTATATTTGTTAGTAGTAGACATATCCACCAATGTATTAACAATATCATTGACCCATATAAAACTCAATAATTTATTTCCAGATCCAGCAACTTCTACTGGTCTATTATTGATTATGTTTCTGATATAGTAACTTATTCTGGGTCTTGGACAATCGTGACCAACAATATATGGCGGTCTAATAATCATATAGTTAGTATCTATTTGTTTAACTATATTTTCACAATCTGCCTTTTCCACGCCATAATCGCCAAAGCCAGACAAACCACCAATAGGCATATCTTCGTTATACGACAAACAATTTGCATCTTTATACGCAGCTGCGCTACTGATAAATATATATTTTTGGTTGGGTTTTAACCAATTTTTAAGATGTTGTGCTTGAGATGGTTTAAAAAGGCAGAAATCCAAAATAACATTATAATCATTTTCAACTGTCAATGGTTCATTACGATCCCATTTGATTATTTTAACTTTATCAGGACCAGTTCCAGATCTGTTGAGAACACTCACACTTGCCAATTTGCTTAGCTCATATGCAACTTTTTTACCAACAAATCTATTTCCACCTATAACCAGTATTTTCATTAGATGAGTTGTTTGATTTCTTCAATGGTATACTGTTCAACTTCGTGACTGTACGGTCCATTTTCAAGAATTTTTTCGTGTTTATTTTCGCCAGCTTGTAATCCAATAACCTTTACATTTGGTCGGATTCCAACTGGTGCATACTTTTGGATAAGTGCTTCCAATAGATTTCCTATACTCATTCCTTTCATAGTAGGAACATAAGGAGTAGAATTTGTACAATTTTCCAAACAGTTATAAATCAAATCAATTGCTTGATCGACTGTCCAAAAGAATCTAGTAGCTTCTGGTTCAGTAACAATTAGATCTTTGCCTTCGGCGATTAAATCTCTCCACTTACACAAAACTGATCCTGTAGAGTATAGTACATTGCCGTAACGAACTATACGATAATCGGTGCCTGGATTAAGTTCTTCAAATTGTTTAAACAACCTTTCCATCAATAGTTTAGAAGCGCCATATACACCAGCTACTTGAGCAGCTTTATCAGTGCTAATGCCGATTACAAATTCTAATTTATGGTTAAGAGATTCTTCCAAAATATACAACGATCCTAGTGTATTGGATTTGATACATTCACGTACTTGTTTTTCTGCAATGCCAATGTGTTTTGAAGCTGCTAAATGAAATACACCATTAACACCTTTCATAGCTTGACGTACCTCAAATGGGTCTGAAACATCACCTGTTAAGATCTCAATAGAAGGAAAAGATTGTTTTAGATCAATCAATTTACCTTCGTCTCTAGATAAAACACGAACTTTTGCGCCATCTTCTAATAGTCTTTTTACGAGTGGCTTGCCTAAAAATCCACTGCCGCCTGTGACTAAAAACAATTTATTTTTAAAAATATATTTATTCATAATTTTGCTACTAAAATTTCTCCTTTTGTTGGTAAATTTTCTTCATTTATATCTAGACTTAGACTGTATATTCTTTTTTGAGTATTAATTTTGAAATTGGGATTAATCTCTGTTAAAACACTTGATATATCTTCTTTGGAAAGATTTTTTGCCCATCTTTCAAACGAATGATAATCATCTATCATTATGATGATGTTTTTATTATGATGATGTTTTTATTATGACAATATTTTTTAATTATTCTCAGTTCTTTTAACAAAGGTGCATCTACATTTGCGTCTGATGCTCCGTGTGCATCTAGCCAAAACGTAATGCCTTCTGTAATATTATATGTTTCAAAAAAGTTTTCGAGAAATTGAACTGAATCTACTTGGTGAATTTTAACTTTTGAATTGTTGCCAAATAATTTTTTACCCAAATTAATTGATCCTTGGTCAATATCACAGCTAAAAATTTGCTCGAATCCACAGTCTAACGCAACTTGTATTCCGTGTCCTTGCCACAACCCTGTTTCAACAAACACTTTGTTTTTATAGTTGTTTAAGACAATCGGATATAATGTGTTGTACTTCATAGTTTATTATAACTACTGTGCAATTCACTATGAAATTTTTTTTAATTGTTGGATTTTATAACTCCTGTTTTTTCATCATTGTCCAAAATAAAAGCTGGTCTACCCACTTTTTCAGATACCTTTTTGATCAATTCCATTTCAGCTTGTCTGTTTAAATCGTGAAATACCATATGAGCGTTGGTATTAAATAAATTTAAATGCGTATAAAATCCGCCTCTACCATAGTTTCCATTTGGTCCATCTACAATGATTAGATCGTATTTGGGTACCAATTTTAATACACTAGATAGTTTATCTGGATCATACCAAGCAACTTGTTTTTCATAAAATGGAAGACACGATATATCTTGTGGCGTTTTAAAATCACTATCATTATATTGTTTCAATGGCACGTGGTATGCATTGGGATGATTTAACCAATTCATATTATGTTCAATTGAGTATACGTTATACCAATTTAATAACAATTTAGTAGTAACTCCACATCCAAATTCTAAAATGGAAGATCCTTCTGGTAATAAAAATCTTATTAAATCTACTGCTTGTTCTCCAATCGATCCCTTGATTAACGTTGGATATTTTTGACTAATTGACACCATATAGTTTGTTAAATGTTTTTTCCATCCAATACATTGTTTTGGAATTGTCGCCGTTGTTTGGTATAGCATTAAAATGAAATATATAACCCATATCTAAGTATGGCATATTCTCATTTAGAGCTTCTCTACGATGTAAATCTTGCATATTATATTCATATGGCAAGAATTTCATATCGACATTTTCCATCTGACACATAAAATTTAGTACTGGTTGATCTGTGCCTGTGAAAAAAGTTTCTTGCATTTTTACTAAACTGTCTTTGTTTGCAAAATAAAAGTCTTTGACTTTATTAAAAAACTCTTTGTGGTTTTTATTTAAAATTAATACTCCAGAATTGTAGTATTTTGTTACATCAAAGTTATAATCGTTGAATATGTACTTTTTGTAATTTTCCACACTTCTAAACAACCAGTCGTAAGACCCTATATTATTGACTACGCAAAATTTATCTTCTGCTATATCAAAGAAATTTGGAGAGTTTGGATGAACAATTGTATCCGCATCTACAATTAGAATTTTATCTACGTCGATGTTTGATTGTTCCAATAAATCAAAAATAAATACTTTGTGCCAATTTGGACGTAAGTCATCATAAGGAAGAATGGGTTCTTCCAATACAACCAATTTAGCGTTGTGTTTATCGCAATACCGTTTCCAAGATTCAATTCCAAATTTGTAAGGAACTGTTCTACCTGGTTTTCTATCAGTTGCAATATTGATAATATAAACTACGTTCATTTGTAAAATTGTTTTGTCTGATTCCAGATTTGATTAATTAACCCATTACGTTCTTCGATACTACATCCTGTAAAATGCCATATATGGGAATACTTGATGAAAAAAGGAGTGTTATTTTCATTTAATTGCCAATTATGTTGTAACCAATCATTTTTGATTAGACGCATAGTGTTAAATCTAAAATCTAGATATTTCTTATTTACATTTAATTTGTTAAGCATCAGGTTTAAAACAGTTTGATCTCTTCCTGTATTTGGTACACTCCAATTGTCTAAAGACTGTTTGTTATTTTTGTAAAACTTTAAAACTTCCTCAAACACATATCTGTGATTCTTTGTGAAGAATAAAACACCACTGTTAATATATTGACACAATGATATTGGAACGTTCAATTCATTGAATGAGTGTCTGTAAGCGGTGATGCTGTTTGTTATCCAGTTAATAGATTCATTATCTATCACGCCGCAAAATTCATCTGTGTATTGGTCGAAGAAGTTTGGAGCTGACCAGTTAGGCATTGTATCAAAATCCATCATACCAATCTTTTCATAACCATCTACATAATCAAATACGCAGTGTTTGTTCCATTTTGGATGTGGGATATTATCTGTCAATTTATCTACAAATATAAAGTCGATATTATATTTGCGACAGTATGATTCCCAAGCTTGTTTGGTTACATTATAATAGTCACTGTGATTAAACTTGGATTTACCATCGTCGATAGCAAATATAATAATACAATTTTTATTCATTCAATTTCAACATTTTCTCATTGCTTTCAATTGCTGATTTTAGTATAGACAGATCCATACCAACTTTGTCTCCCAATTTTGCAAGAGCTTTAGTATCTTTTGGAAAACATTTTCCGCCAAATCCACGTTCGCCTGTGAATACAGCTGTATGAGATTTTGTTGTACGAGGGTCCAATAACCACAAGTCTCTAACTTCGTAATAATTTGTACCGAGTTTTTCACATAGATCGTACATTTCATTACAAAAAGCAACTTTCAATGCTAAATGAGTATTTACCATATACTTTGCCAATTCCGCGTTTATTGGATCGGTGACTCTATAGGTTTTGCTTGGACCCGTAATCGGCGTATAAATTTCAATGATTTTATAACAAAGTTCTTTTTTACCACCAAAAATAAAGAAAGGTGTTTGTTTAACATCATTTGTGAAAGATTCAGGAGTCCAGTGTTTGGATTCACCTGCAAATTCAGGACTAAATACAATATTCTTTTTAAATTTCTCAATTAATCTATCAGTGGTACCAACTTCAACGGTTGATTTTAAAAGAATCAGAGGAGTTTGAATCCAACTTATACTTTCTTCAACGATAGTGGTATTGCAACTACCATCCTCATTTTCTGGGGTAGGAACGCAAACTACTGCTAAATCGCAGTTATTAATGTCATCTTTGGTATTTGATAATTCATACGCAGGATCATATATAAAAACATCATAGTGGTTCTTAAAAAAATTGTAGAATGCTTTACCTACATATCCATTACCAACAATTCCAATCTTAGTTTTTAATTTTCTCATAAATTGTATTCCAATTACTCAACCATTTTTCTTCTGTATAATATATTTGATATAAATCCCTAGATGATGTTGAACAGTGATTATAAAAAGATTTATCGTCTCGTAATTTGATTGATAATTCGTTTGCTTTTTCAACATCGCCTATATTAACGCTTAATTCAGGATGTAAGGTTTCCTGTGTATCTAATCCTTTATATCCAATGCAAGGTATACCCAGATAAGCACAGTTGAGAGCGAATGTACCGGCGGCGTGTGTACGCATTAAGTGTATGCCCACATTAAAATTGGCCAGTGTTTTAATCCACTCATTCCACATCATATATGGTAGATGATGTAAGCTTGGAAACTGTTCTTCGTTTTCTATTTTACGACCCATACTTGGAATAAAGATAGGTTTATTAAAGTTTTGTGCTACAAAATAACTATCTACGCCTCCATACCAACTACAAAAGTTACCGCCTATAATAGGCATACCATTATTTTCACGGGGTATATTTTTAACAACATCTTCTATCATCAACGATTGAAGATTAAAAGTAGGTTTCTTGAATATGCCTTTGAAATATGAAATATCACTCTTGTTATGAGTTAATAGAAAGTCCATCGAACTTAGGAAATTAATATAATTAACTTGATTTGCATAATTATAATCTTGATAATACCAGGCTGGACCTTCTTGCATTACTGTTACTTTTTTACCAATAGATTTGACCACATCTAACAATCGAACAGTATCAAAGTTTTCTAACTTTTTTGGCAATATTACTATAACCAAATTATGTCGTGGTATACCAATTGACGATTTACTTAAAACGTAGTCTATTGGATAATGATTGGCATTAAGTGCAATTTGCCAACTAAATTCCGTTCTGCAATTTACAAAGTTTCGTGGTATTTTACCGATGTGTCCGTTTTGACTGATAAAACAAATATTCATATATTCTTCTTAAAGTCTTCGTATGTATAAAACTTGCCGGTATTATTAAAAAGTATATTTAGATTGTGTTGTGACATTTGCTTGAAAACTTGCCACCAATCTCCCTTTTCTTTTCCACAAAATCCTCTGGGGTTATTTTCATTTGCAATATACATACGTTTATTTGGATGTCTACGAGCGTGAACTTTCAATACGTTTTTAAATACTATTTGTAAATAATTAGTTCCTAGTATTTTTTGTGCCATCATTGATAAACTTTCATCGTCATTATGGATAAAGCAATTTGGTATATTAACACCACTTTTAATTAAATCTGAGGTTAGTACTAAACAAGAACCATCTATTTTTGGATAATTAATAGTTTGTACATCAATCTCTTTTATTTCTGAATTAATCAGATTCATTTGTTCAATAGACATACAAGATTTGGCCTGATTGATGTTATCAACGTCTTTATCATCGTATTTATGATTTATAAACTTAGGATGTACAGTAACATCCCAACTATCATCCCATAGTTTTCTATCAGCGAAACTAGCTATAAACCTATATAGTCCTTGTTTTCTAACCACAGGTGTTAGTTGTTCCAAGGACATAATAGCCTCTTTTGGAAACAAACTATCAGTTTCTCCCCATATTAAATAATCTACTTTTTCGCAATATTTTGTATTAAATTCTCTACGGTAATTTGTTTGGGTATAAAATTCATTATCATTATCTATGATTTTATAATGTAAATTAGGCAGTTGTTTTAGTTTAGACAGTTCAATTTCAAATCTATCCGTAAGATCGTCTTTGGAGGTTTTTAAAGTATCTATTTGTTCAAAAAATTGCGATGTATTAAAAGAAAAATCTAAATAAATGTTTTCTTTGTTATCTACAGTCGATAACAAATTTAATAAACCATCGACGTATGTTGATAACATTTCTATTTCATAAAACATTACGTGTACACCAATAGCATATTTATTTTGAATTATCATATTATTTTTTTCGTAAAACGATCAGTGATCCTGGCCACCCTTCGTCAATACATTCTTCTATTACGTTATAATAGTCTAGTACGGTTTTATATCTGGTTCGTTCCTTAAAGTCGTGTATATATACAATACCATCTTCTGTTAGATAGTCAAGTGCTTTATAAGCGCAAAAAACTCTTGCTCTTCCATCTACTAATACTTTATTAAATTTTTTATTGTATTGTGATATACCATTAATATAATTTACGTAACAATGCCAGTCATCCCCCCCACGTGTTTGAGAATAATATATTCCATCTTGAACACTGACATTATTAGATAATTTTAATAAGTTCTGAGCTTCTTTATCCAAATGTTCATCTAATATTATTTGGTGGTTTGAAATATGATCATAGTTTACATTTTTAATGTTTCTATCACTCAATTTACTTTTTACTTGATTATACCATTTTAAATCGTGTTCTACCGAATGATATGTATTTACATATTTGCAAAAGTTATAAGTGCTTCCACCGGATCCCCATTCAAATACTGAGTCTGAAGGATTCAAATATTTAATAAAGCAATCTACTTGAGTTGCACTCATCATTATTTCTGGATGTTGATTTTTAAATAAACTCATATTAATTAATAATATTTTTAACTACGTGTTGTGCAATATATTCTGGATTTGCCATTTCATCAAATGTTTTTCTCTGATTTGAAATCATATAATCTGATAAATCTGCGTAATTAGTTAAATTAGATTCAATGATTTGATGTATATCTGAAAAATCATTATTGCAGTGAAAACACGATGTATCTTTGTTGTAAATATAAGGTCCGGTTTTAATAGTTGGTATAGATGGCTTTATTATAACCGTGCCAGTTAATAGACATTCTACTTCTCTTATGTTAACTTCGCCATATCCAAATGGCGATATACAAAATTTACTATCTTCTAATACTTTAAAATATTCTTCTTTACTCAATTTCCCAGTTTTTTCAGTAGTAATTACGTTGCATTTGAGCTTATTTACTTCTTCAAACAACTTTAATCTGGATTGATTGTAATATCCATCGGTACGAACTCCGTGTTCTGAATTTTCTTTTGATAATCCTATTAATACTGATACGTCATACTTTTTGTCTTTTTTAATAGGATTCCAATTGAAACCAACACCGTATGTATTTAACCAATTCGTTCCACTACTTACCAATTTATCATTAAGCAACAACAAATCTTCTTGGTTTAGTTTGTAACCGTTTTCATCATTGCCCCAAAACCATCTGCCGTTTGGGTATGGATTTAAGTAATTTTCTTTGTTTTTATGAATTACATTCTTTGCCAATTTTAACCCTGGGCATTCTTTAAATACTTCCCAAACTCCAATTAATGTGGATGAATCTTGACCATCAAATAAAACATAAGGCTTATCAAGATTACTAACAAAATTAATGCCATTCTCGACGGATTTGGATAAAGGAAGTTTTTTATCTATAATTGATGCTTGACCGACGAAGTATATATCAGCTTTACTTGCATCCTCAACAAATTCTACACCATACTCACGAAACGCATTAGACGAATAGAGATATGGTCGAAATGTTGTTTCGTTACGATGTTTGTCTAGTTCTAATATTTTAATTTTCATTTCTTTTCAATTAGTACTTGCCATCCTTTACTCAACAAATTAATTTTGTTTTCGTAACATTTTAGAAAGGACTCAATTCCAAATCTGCAATTTCCCCATCCATAATCATCAAATAATATTCTTCCGCCTGGTTTTAACAAATCAAAACATAATGCAGATTCATACATCACGTGATCTGGTTCGTGACAGCCGTCTAAGTATATAAAATCAAATATATTTTCGTATGCATCATTTGCGACAAATTTAGAGTTCAATTTGTTTCCCAACATCTTTTTAAAAAATAACTTTGAATCAATTTCATAAAATTCACATTTATTTTGTTCGACGTATGGTTCTAGATTTTTATCAACATATAGTGTTAATTCATCTCCAAAATCAAACGGTAGATCTCCTTTTTTATAAGATCTTTGATTTAAAATATCTATTGTTATAATCTTTGAAGATTGGTTTGTTAATATATTTTCCAATAACCAAACAGATGATCTGCCGTGACCTGTTCCAACTTCCAAAAACAAAAGATCTGGCGCATTTTCAAATTTACTTAAATATGTTGACCAATTTTGAATGTTTAAGGTAAAATCATCTTTTGGAGAGAAAAAATGAGGTGGATATGTGTAAACATCGGATTTTGTAAAATCGCCATACTTTTGTCTTAATTCTCTGTTATTCATTTTTGTATGCATATATAACCTTCGTAATCGTATAATGGTCTGGTAAATTTCTCATTCGGTCCATATCCAATTGGTTTTACTATTTCAATATAATCATTTTTTATTAAATCATCCATAGCCTGTTTCAATTCTGGAAATACGCCAATATCATCATATATGAAGTATTTTTTCAATTCATTTGTTGATCTGAATTTTAATGATCGAATAGTATCATCTATAACCGCAAAATACGTGTGTTGAGCGTCTATAAAAAATACATCACCATAATCTAATGGCAAAGGTGTGTTATACACATCTTGTGCGTAGTATCTTACGTTGGGTCGATCTTTGTTAAATTCTTTCGCCATTTCTACGTTATCGTAATTAAATCCAACCACTTCTTTAAACAGATAACTTAATATGCGTGTAGAATGACCTCTATTACTACCTATTTCCAAACAAACACTTTGTTTGAATTCAGGCTTGTTGAAAAACTCAAACACATCACGTTTAAATTTATGACTTGTAGTAGTGCTATGTTCAAATTTATCTGGTATATTTTTTAAAAGTTCGTCGATAGTCATATTATTTCACAGCATAACCTTTGTTTTCATTAAGGCTAAAGTTTTTGTTGTACTTCATATTTGTTTCTCTTTGTTTTTCAATTGTTTTGTTATGAATCAAAGCAATGTCTTTTTGAGGAGGTATAAAGGCATAAGACTTATATCCCTCAACCTTTTCGTGTAATCTACGTTCGTATCTAATATGAGGAAGATTTTTATAAAGACGGGATTGGTAATCCGGTGCATTAATCAAAGGTGGATTGTATTTAATTTTAACGATGGCCATAATATTTTTCTAATAAAAATTCTTTTGTGATCGAACTTTTTGTATTTTTTTTACTATTCTGATTCGAAGGAATAAATTCAAGATTGTTAATAGAACCTATTATTTCCGGATTTATACCATCAGTAAACCCTTGTTTAATACTAAACTTGTGATCCAAACTATACGAACCGGATATTTCTATTCGAGCACGTTTATTGTAATTTTCTAATTTTGTTAAATCATTTTGATTTGTATAATACCATACCAATTGTTTATATTGTTCCCATTCTGATTTTTGAGACAACGGAGTGAAGTATCCAAGATCTTCCATAGTTTGTCTCCATTGGTCAACACATCTATTTTCCGAAACAGACTTCGTAATTTTGTCTCTGTATTCTTCGTTTTTCCAAAACAATTCACTATGTTTTCCTATGATTCGTTTAGTATTTTCATCGTGCTTAAATCCGGTGTGATTTTTTGCATTATTGTTTATAATTTGACTTGTATGTTTTGTTAATCCTTTGTTCCAAGGTGGATTATTTTTTCTATACTCTATCATTCTTTTAGAATGTAATTCTCCTGTTTTTTTCAAAGAATCATTATTTTCTTTTGTCAAACCTAAATTCCAACATCCACATTTTGAACATTTTCGGTTTTCTCTGAGACAACATCTAGCTGATGTGACATTTTTATGAAAAACATCGTTTAAACATTGTGGACATTTTCTAATCCAAATAGATTTTCCATCATTATTTTTAATTTCTCGTATTGAAGAATAATCAAATTTGGTCGTGCCTATGGGTCTCATATTATTATATAATCGGGATTGATATGGAATGTATATTAATATATATTAATTAATTTTATATTCTTCTAATATTAATCCTTTATTTTTTAAGAATTTATATTCGTCGGACGTATCATCAATTAATTTTTCGTGTATTAAATCTTTAAATGTATTACAATTCCAACCCCACATATTAATATCTTGATCGGTTACCCCTGTAAAGTAATTTAATCTTGGTAACCACAATGCTTCATTGTTTACGTTAGATTGTAACAATACATCTATATTTTCAAGAAGAACATCGGTTGGTAATTCATCCGCGTCGATTTGAAATATCCATTCACCTTTACATAAACCTATACCATAATTTTTATGAGCACCATAATCATTCTGTAATTTCTTTTGTTGAAAATTAATGGATGATTTATACTTCTCAATTATAGAAATTGTAGTTGGGTTATCAGAGTAATCATCTAATAAAACAACTTCGTGGTTATCTTTTTTAAAACTAATTAATTTAGACAACAATGTATCCAAACAATCAGTTTCATTATGTGTTGTGACTAGATATGATAAAAACATATTATAACATCTTTAGTTTTGGCAGAACAATCTTTTGTTCTTCTTTGTTTTCTGTTGGATTAAGTGATTTTAATTTGGGTAGTACAAATGAATTCTCCGTAGCAAACTTTGGTACATACTTATCAAGTATACCCCATAACTTTTGATCCATTGCTTGTAAACTGAATTTTTCTTCGTTTTCTTTACGAAGTGATTCAGCTGGTTTAGTAAACTTATCACTCTTACGAGCAAAATACAATTGTTTAAACTTATCTTCTGCTAAAGAATAAGAAACTTTAAACCACTTACTTTCTTTTAGAATCCATTGGTTAACAGACTTAGGATCTACATCTACTAGTGTACCTGGCAATAAATTAGCATATTTCTCATTTAGATAATCCAATTGACCACTCCAATTTGGAGCTAGTAGTGGTTTTCCACTTAATGTAGATAGTAACATTGGATGACCAAATCCTTCACCGTGAGTAAATGATACGTGCGCTAAAATCTTTTCGTGATTCAACAATGCGTTCATTTCCACATCGCTTAGTTCACCGTGCAATAGATATACGTTTGGACAATTGTCCCCAAATGTACTTCTAATTTTTTTGATCTTGTCCAACATATCAAAACGATCAACTGTGCTATATCCACTGCCGCTTGTTTTTACAATTAAACAAGGTCTGTCATTTGGATTGTTATTCTTGAACGCTGTACAGAATGTTTTGATTAGATTGCCAATGTCTTTGCGATCATTGTATAATCCACCGTGGGTCCACTGACCAACAAATAGAAATGCATTTTTTTCTGGAATCTTACTGAGAGACTCATCAACTGTTTCTAATGATTGATCTGTTTTTTTATAAACATTAGTATCTACACCCCAGAAACAAACTTCGATTGGTTTATTTATTTGAATTGGTTCTTTTTGACCATTTTCGTGTTGCTTAACCATCTTGGTATCCACAAATACCTTTTTAACGTGTTCTGACAGACCAATTGTAAGATCCATTCTATTGATACCTTCGATCCAACTTCCAGGTGAAATTGTTGTTTCAATACCAGCTGTCATACCAATATTGTACTTTCCAACTTGTTGGAATTCTTCGGGGATGGTCAATTGAATAAATAATTCTGGTTGCTTATTCAAGTTTCCTTGTAGAATACAATTAGCTACCAACTTATCTTCTGGATCTGTTAGATCTTCCAAGAATCGTTTGCTTGGACACGCTCCCCATCTAGTGGGTGCGATTTTAACATCGTATTTGTTCTGACGAATTAAGCTCTTGGCTACTGTTGTAGCCCAATCGCCATATCCACTTCGATTAAATACTGGACCTGAAATTAAACATAATGGTTTGCTCATATTATTTTTGATTAAATTGATTGTTGTCTCTTTCTGCGATTAACTGACTATATTTTTTCGGTGTTTCCGATTTATTTAAATTTGCATATAATGCTTCAATTGTATTGGGACGACTTGACTCAGATACTACGTTATCTTTTTTTTTAACATCGGTACTACCAAATCCTCCCTCACCTCTATCTGTAGAATCTAATTCGTCTACCAGAATAAATTCTACATTTTCAACTTTGGTTACTTTGAGTTGACAAACCTTATCACCTTTGTTGTAGAGTTTACTGTAATTTACAGTTCCTTCTAATAGATTATCGGTTCTAATTTTATAGTCTTCTGGTTGCCATTGATATTTAAAACGAAGTAATACTTCTCCACGATAATCTGCATCGATCAATCCAATACAATTAGCCAATACTAAATTGTATTTACTAACGCTACTACGAGGAAATGCTAGAATGTCATAGTCTAAATCGGTATGACCAAAATTACTAAACACTTTTTCTTTTTGTACAGCTAGTTTAAGATTGGTCTTATACTGAATATAATCTACTCGTTTGTATGCACCGTTATCATATGTTTCCCCAATTATCTCTGGGCCACTTGTAACAATTACATCAAAACCAGTAGCTCTATCAGTACCTTTCTTTGGTAGATTACTTGTTTCTTTATAATCTTCGTTCTTTAATACTTGAATCTTCATAGAGCCGATACTTCTTGTTTGATCTTATCAATATTAATTTTATGCAAATCTATACCCATCTTTCCATTGGGTTGACTCTTAATATCATAACCATACTCAGTGAAAATATCAAACTTTTTAGTTGGTTTAAAATTTTCAATAGTGAAATCCATTGCTTTGATGAATTGATCGCACATATTCTTTGCATTAATACCACCTTCATTCATTGCCCACAATCTACCTTCCAATCCACATTCTTCACGCTTTTCGGAACCGGCTAGATACCAATACATAATTGCATCTGCAATGTCTGAATAATTTGTTAAATCATCCATAATATATGGGGTAGGTGGACTACCTTGCATATTTTGTACTTTGGGCCATACTGGTTTAGCCCATTTGCCGTGATTTGTATATTTTCCAGATGCATTTGTACCAAATTCCAAATTAAATTCAATTGCATTACCATTATCATCTACGATGCCTAGTTGATCTTGTAGACCACCTGTTACAGTAGCTATGACAGGTGTACCACACATAATAGCTTCTGCAACACTCAAACCAAATCCTTCATTAGAACTTACATTTGACAACACATCGGCTAAGTTATAAAAAGCACACATTTCGTCTGGTGACCAACGAGATTCGTTTAATACGACCTTGTATTCTGGACAAATCGACGCAATTGTTGCAACCAAATCTGTACCAGCTTCACATACTTTATCAGTATGCATTACCAATGCACATTTACTAGCTTCTTCTTTTGTCAAAGAATCACAAAATGTTCTAAATGCTAGAATAAGATTGGCGGGGTGTTTACGATGTGCATTTCGGCTATTAAATGCTACAATGAAATTATAATCGCCGTCACCCAACAATTCTTTTTTAATTTTTTGAACAGCTGGATTATTCTTTTCCAATACTCTAAATTCATTGCTGTTAATACCGTGTGGCACCAAATGCAATAGATGTTTTCCGTTTACTGGCATATTATAGGTTCTCCTTCTTTATAATGTTTCCGTTGTTGTCAAAGTCTCCAAAGATACTGGTACAATTTTCTGGTCCTAATATTTGTTCGATGATATTATGGGTTTGTTTGCTTATTGAAAATAAAGAGTCACAACTTTGATAAAACGGTTTATTCCACATAGGATACGGCAAATCATCCCATATTGTTAAATAAGTTAAAGGAATTTTAGAACGAATCTGATTTTCAATATTGTACAACCATCCCCAGAAACGTGGATCTGTAAAGTGCATAATTGCATCTGGTTTTTCTAGAGACATGATTTGAAATAGAATTTCTTCATCACCATAACCATCTACAGGATATAATCTGAGATAGTTATCATTTCGTCCATTGAGTTTATCAACAGCTTCTTTCATATCAACGATTTTACCTTGTTCAGGGTGTTTAATGGCACCAGCTATTTGCACCCAATCGTAATGCTGTACGGTGCCTAAGACAAGTTCCCGTGACATTGTTGCGATACCACTATGCATTCTTAGATCGTCGCTCAATAATAATATTTTTTTCTTCTTCATTTAGATTCCTTTGTAGATAGTTGAAATGGTTGATTATAACTTAATTTTTGACAAACGCTTTCGCTTATTTCTGTTTGAAAATTCGAATCGGTCAAATATCTTTCCAAACACTTATTTACAAAGTCTTGAAATGATATTCTACCACGAATATTAAGCTCTTTAAATTGATTATATAACTCTTGATTGAGTTTTACTGTAGTAACAACTTGGTCCATAACATATGTGTATATGTATATATGTACATATGTTCAAAATTAATTATAATTTGGTAGCTTTACCATCACACAGTTTTTTGTAATGGGTACAATACTTACAGTGTTTCTTACCGTTGCCAGGAACTTTAATATATTGATTGGTTTCGTTGTAGTTTCCTTCTGGGGTAAATCCATAATCCAAAAACTCAACAAATGATTTAATCGATTCTTTGATAATAGTTGGGCCAGTAGAGGGTTTAAATACTTGAATTCTGCTTTGTGGAAAGCTTACATTTTCATAAAGTTTACGTTTTACGATAAAAAACTCCACTTCGATATTATTGAGTGGTACGTTAAACATTTTACTGTATACAGATTTGTATAGATGTAACTGTGCAAGTTTGCTTACATCTTCTTTCATATAACTGTTCCAACCACTACTAGATGTCTTGAAGTCAATAATACGATAATATTCTTTATCTTTTTCTTTTAAAACAATGTCAATAAATCCTACAAACTCCACGTTATTTTTAATGGGTATTTCTAGTGGAATTTCGATACCAACCAATTCATAGTCTTTGGTAGAGAAGTATTTGAGTCTATTAGCAGATTTACAGAATGTATCTATAATATCATTACCATCAAAAATGAAGTCGGTAAATTCTTCTTCTTTTACATCTTTTACCTTTTTGATTTGCTCATTAAACTTATCTAAGAATAACTTCTTTACATCCAACGAGTCTGCAATACCTACCCCTTCCTTATATAAGGATGTAAGATATGTTTGAAATGCATGATGAATGGCAGTTCCAAACGTGGTATTAATATTATCATCCTTAACCCGAAGATTCTTAACATAATCTAAATGCCATTTATTTGGACATTTTAGGTAGGTAGCGTACTGACTAAAGCTAACTCTCTTCTTTTTTATTTCTTTATTATTAATTTCTTCCATTAGATTATTTTATATCAAATTTATTTAGTAGTCAATCTATAAAAACTATATATTGTATATGAAGAAATTTATAACTATTCTGTTGACAGCACTTAATCTATACGCAAACGATCTTTATCTATATGATAAGAATAATGACGTAGAATTAACCGAGGTAATTAATAATAAATTAAACGTATTACCCACTATTATTGGTAAAACATACACTCTTACCAACAGTCTTAATATAAACACAACCAACTCTAGTGTATCATATATAGTACCATATCGTATTGCATTGTTGCAGAAAGAAAATACTTCTACATACTTCAATCAAACAAGTACTGAATATGTAAATGACTTTAAATTGCCAGAAGTGGTTAAAGTAAAAGACGCAATGTTTAACTTTACTGTTAATGGAGAACTATATTGTGTTAGTGAAAGTACCAATCTAAATACATTACTTACTACGTTATGTAGTGTAACATTTGGTCAATCCACATTCTTTATTAAATCCAATGAAAAGTTTACTCACGTATATGTAATGAGTGGTAATGTAACCGTATTGGATAATAAGTCTAAGAAGAAGAAAGAATTAAAATCAGGCGACTATTTGGTAGTTACCCCACAGATTGTTATGAGTGCTAGAGAAGCTAGTGTTACTAAGTTGGGTAATAGTTTTAGTGTTAAGGAAGTAGAGGATGAAGAAAAAGAAGTACACTCTAAAGAATCGACTACATTAAAATCTAAGTTGGATAATACTTTATTTGTAAACTACGGACAAAATATTTTTGGTTTTAAATTAAAATGAAATTAGATCATCTAGAGTCTCTCACAGAAGACGAATTAGCAATGTTATGGTTCTGTATTAATAAAATTAATCCGCCTGTATTAAGTGGCGAAGAACTTGAACCGTGTTTATTTGTTTCAATTAAACATAAACGGTTGATGGATAGAATATTACAATGTGCGCAACACGTAAAAGAAGAACATCACGCAGTTTTCACTGGACTTGTTGCTAAATTGAAGGTATAGTAGAAATTTCCAACGTTTTTTCCAACGATTTACTATTTATTAATGTTATGGGTAGAAAGAAATTAAATAGAACACCAGATGAAATACGAGAACAAAATAGAAAACGATACGAACGATTCTACAGAAAAAATTGTAACAGAATCAGAAAAGAAAAACTTGAACGATATCACAACAAAGTGGACAAGACATTGCCCGAAATGTAATAAGGAAATAATCTATAAAGATAAATATAACTGTTCTTATGCATCGTTAAAAAATACAAATTGTATGTCATGCAATGCTACAGGCAAAAAACACAGCGTGGAAACTATTGAAAAAATTAAAAATAAAAATATAAATAAAAAAGTATCTTTTGAAACCAGAGAAAAATTGTCAAAAATAAATACTGGAAAAAAATTATCGAATAACACTAGATTAAAAATAAAATCATCTTTAATAGGCAATAAAAGAATGCTTGGAAAACACCATACTACTAATACCAAACAAAAAATTTCTACGTCATTAAAAGGAAAAATGTGTGGGATTAAGAATCCGAGATATGGCAAAGTTGGAACAAATAAAGGAAAAAAGTTTTCTTTAGAAACCAGACGGAAAATATCACAATCTCGTATGGGTAAAAAAGCATCGGAAGAAACAAAGAGAAAAATTCAGAGAATTGTTCTTAAAAAGAAAGTTAAAATCCGGAAGCATATTTTTTCCAGCATATAATGAAACCGCATGTTTGTATTTTGATTGGTTGAATAAATGGATGGGTTGGAAAGGTCGGTTTGCAACGAACGGTGGCGAATTTCAAATAGGCAATTATTTCGTTGATTATTACGAACCGGAATTAAATATTGTTATTGAATATGATGAAAAACATCATTTTAAAGGGGGGGAACTAAAAGAAAAAGATGTTTTAAGAATGGAATACATTAAAAAAACTTTACATTGCAGGTTTTTCAGATATACTGAGAGTAACAATGTAATCTTAGAGTACTAAATCATGTATCAAAATATTTATATTTCACAAAAAGAAAAATTAGCCTATATTTGGGATGATAAAAAAGGTTTGGTAAAAATACCACTCCATAAAGGAGTATACGCATATAGAAAATCGACTAATGGTATATATAAAAGTATATACGGTGATAAATTAGAGAAAATTTATAAATTCAATCCAAAAGACCCCAGTTTATTTGAAAGCGATGTTAAACTAGAAACTAGGTTTTTAATAGATTTGTACGAGGACAGTGACGAACCTTCTGAAGGACATCGTGTTGTGTATCTTGACATTGAAGTTAGTACCGAAGGTGGCTTTCCAAACGTAGAAGAAGCTGATAAAGAAATTACAGCTATTGCTATTTATGATAGTTGTACATCTAAATATACAGCTTTCATTTTGGATAAAGAACATAAGCTACAGGACTTCGTTAAAGAAAATGTAGAAGTACGTAGTTTTACAGATGAAGATAGTCTATTGATGCACTTTCTTACCAAATGGGAAGAAATTCAACCTACTATTAGTACTGGTTGGAACAGTGATAACTTCGACATGCCGTATCTATTCCGTCGTATGAAAAATATCGTTGGTCCAAACAATGCAAAACGTTTGAGTCCAATTCAAGTTGCTTATATCAATGACTGGAATAAGAAAGTTATTGTAGCTGGGGTAACTCATTTGGATTATATGACTCTTTACAAGAAGCTTAATATTAAACAAGAAGCTAGTTATGCTCTTGGTGCTATTGGTAAAAAGATCGTGGGTATGGAAAAGATTGCCTATAAAGGTAGTTTGGATGATTTGTACAAAGCTGATATCAACAAGTATATTGAATATAACTTGAACGACGTACAAATCATTGTAGCACTAGAAAAGAAGTTACAGTTTATTGAATTGGCAAGGGCTATTTGTCACAAGGGTCACGTTCCATATGAATGGTATGAAATGAGTTCTCGTTTCATTGAAGGTGCTATTCTTATGTATCTACGTCGTAAAGGACAAGTCGCTAAAAATAAATCATTGGATGGCCGTGATGAATATGAAACTCAAATGGAAGATAATGAACAAGGTTTTGAGGGTGCTTATGTTAAAGCTCCTACTCCCGGTCGTTATGATTGGGTCTTTGACTTGGACCTTACATCAATGTATCCGAATATCATCATCAGTCTTAACTTATCGCCTGAAACTAAAGTAGCAGTAATTAATAAGATTGAATATGATGATTCTTATGTAGAAGATCGCACCAAAGAAATTCGTGAGGATTATGAGAATCTAGGTGATAGTGCTCAGAAGAAGACTCCATTTGCTCAATATCTTGAACAACGGTTGTACGCATTTAATGCTAGATTGTTTGCTCAAGACAAGATTGGCAAGTATCACGTTGGATCTACAGTTTATACCAATGATGAATTTAAACAGTTAATTACACAAACTAATTTGAGTGTTGCTAGTAATGGAGTAATGTGTAAACAAGACAAGACTGGGGTTATTCCGGAAATTCTAGTAAAGTGGTTCGATGAACGTAAGGATCTTCGTAAACTTGCTAAAAAGCATGCAGATTTAAAAGAATGGGAAAAATATGAATTTTATGATGGTCGTCAAAAAGTACAAAAAGTATTACTTAATTCAATCTACGGTGTATTGGGTCTACCGATCTTTAGATTTTATGACAAGGATAATGCGAGCGCTGTTACCATAACTGGTCAAGATATTATCAAATCTACTGGTAAGGCTATTAATGAATGTTTCAAACGTTCACTGAATGAGAAAGAAGGAGATTGGGTTATCTATACAGATACAGATAGTTGTTTTGCTAGTGCATTACCTATCATCAAAAAGAATATGCCTGATATCGATCTAAACGATGAAAAGGCAATGACTGAGGCTATTTTGAAAGTAACTGGTGATGTACAATCATTTGTTAATAAGTTTTATGATGTAATGGCAAAACGTTACTTCAATATTGAGAAACATCGATTTGACGCAAAACAAGAAGTTATTGCCAAGACCAGTTTCTGGTTGGCTAAGAAACGTTATGCTCAGTTTATTATCAACAAAGCCGGTATTGAGTGTGATGAAATGGAAGTAAAGGGTATTGACGTAGTTCGTACATCATTTCCAATTAGGTTTCGTAAGTTTATGCAAAAGTTCTTGGATGATATGTTACGTAAACTCCCAAAAGAGCAAATTGATGCTAGTATTCTTGAATTTAAGGATAAGATGTCTACTTATCCAGTTATTGAGATTGCAAAGAATACTAGTGTAAAGTTTAAGAGTCAAAATGGAGATAATGATTATAATCCAAAGACCAGACATCCATTTCAGTTTATGGATGGTACTCCAGCACAAGCTAAAGCAGCTTTGGCTTATAATGATTTGTTGAAGACTTGGAAGTTAGACAAAGATGTACCTGAGATTTTCCACGGTCAAAAGATCAAGTGGGTATATCTAAAACAAAATCAATATGGCGTTGAAGGTATTGCTATGAAAGCTGATGGTACTGATCCTGATCGTATTATGGAGTTCATTGAACAATATGTAGACAGAAATGCTATGTATGAGCAAGAACTTAAAGGCAAGTTGTTAGACTTTTATAATGTGTTGAATTGGAGTTATCCAAATGAGACAGATGTTAAATTGGAAGAGTTTTTTAGTTTTTAAAAAGTTATGAAAAAATATAGTGAGTTATTGACTATTCCTGAAGAGGGATCGTCGTTAGAGTTGAAAACTAGTTATGATACAGTTATTGCTCGTAAATATGAACGTGTGGTAATTGGTCAACGGGGTCCATATGTAGAATTTACACCCAATCAAATGATGTGTGATAAACTGTTTATTCCTAAAAATCAATTATATAGACTAAGTGACCCAAAGGTTTACTATATTGAGTTTAGAACCAATGATAGTAGCAATGTGAAAGTATATTATCAAATGAGAACAGTCGCATATGCAGATTATAAAATTGGTTATTTTTATGTATCACCAAGTGATTTATACAGTGGGGGTATAAAGTGTCTTTCTGAAAAGAATCACATCAATGAAAACGTGGGATTATTTTTTGAATTCAACAATTGACAAACAAATCGACATCGGTTAACATTATAGAGTATGAAGAAACAAGTATTAACTACATTTATCGACAAATATTCACTCAACGGTACCATTGAAAGTGTTAAATGGATCGTTGACAACAGCAACAAACAAATCAAAACAGCATCAATTAGTGATGATAAAAACGTTATCAGTTATGTTGTGATTAAAGATGACGCGGGGTTGACTGATTCTGAGATTGGTATCAATGATACTACCAAGCTAAAGAAGTTGTTGAATGTTCTAACAGAGGACGTTAACATCTCATATAACAAGCGTGAAGAGAAGATTGTTTCACTATCATTGAATAGTGAAGGTACTGATGTACAGTACGTTACTGCTGATTTGACTGTGATTCCAAAGGTTCCAGATCTCAAAAAGTTGCCTCCGTTCAATTTAGAGATTCCTCTTACGAAGGACTTTGTTACTACATTCGTTAAAGCTAAGAGTGCTTTGAGTGATGTTGATACAATGACTTTTATCAAAGATAAAAAGGATAAGATCAAGTTAACTATTGGATATAGCAGTGTTAATAGCAATCGTATTAATATCGATATCAAGCCAACAGAAGGTAAAGATACTCTTGGTAAGACTATTCACTTTAGTGCTAAGTATCTAAAAGAGATTTTGACTAGCAATAGTGATTGTGAAAATGCAGTATTGAAGATCAGTGATGCTGGTATTGCTCACGTTGAGTTTAATAACGATCTATTCAATAGTTCTTATTATCTAATTGACATCAAGAGCGTAGATTAATAAAGTAATATAAACGATATGTGTACCGTTAATTTAATTATTAACGGTTTTTTTAATATTAATTTAAATGTTTGGATTTTTTTGTTTGGAGTTTTATATATATAAATAGAAAGATTTATATGGGGAGAAAGAAAAAATATGAAACGAAACAACAACTTATCAATGCAAAAAAAGAATGGCGTAAAAAACACTATTATAAAAAACAAAAATATTATCAAGAGCAAAGAATGCTTAGATATTGGGCGGATAAAAATTTGGACAAAAATTTGTCCTCAATGTAAAAATATAATTAATTTTATAAATTATAAATCATATAAATTTTCTATTAAAAATAATAGTAGATGTAAAATTTGCACTAGTAACGATCTAAACAGGTGTAAAAAAATATCAAACGCTGTAACTAAGAGACAATTAGGTTCAAAATTAAGTGAAAAAACAAAAGAAAAATTATCTTTAAAATTTCTCGGTAAAAATAATCCTATGTATGGTAAAGATGGTGGGATGTTTGGTAAAAAACATTCAAACATTAGTAAAGAAAAACAATCATTGGCTAGAAAATCTTATTGGGATAAAAAGAGGATTTTGCCTAGAAATAAATTTCAAGAATATAGAGATTCCGTTGATTGTTTGACCAGAAAACAACCGATTCATTTGTTGGAAAATTCTAACAAACGAGGAAAAGCTGGAATAGAAGGCGCCTTTCATTTAGATCATATAATATCTGTTTGGTACGGTTATCATCACAATATACCGGCTGAAGAAATTGCTAATATTAAAAATTTGAGGTTTATTTCTTGGTTAGAAAATCAAAAAAAGTGGTGTAATTAAAAATATTTTCTTGACTGTGGATCTTAGTTGAGGTATCATAATCTAATGAATGAATTTATAGATTTTCAAATTAAACCGTCTGAAAAAACACAATCTTTATGGGTGGAAAAATATCGTCCTGACGTATTGGACGGCTATGTTTGTGACGATCATTTGAAAAATATCTTGAAGGATTTTATTTTCAAAAAAGATGTTCCTCATTTGTTGCTTCATGGAAATGCTGGTACTGGCAAGACAACTCTTGCCAAGATTATAACCAAGAATATTCCATGTGATGTAATGTACGTAAATGCTTCGGACAATACTGGTGTAGATTTTGTTCGTGACAAGATTAGACCATTTGCTTCTTCAATGGGGTTTTATGATCTTAAGATTGTTATCTTGGACGAATCTGATTATATGTCAACTGCTTCACAAGCATCACTACGTAATCTTATGGAAACTTATAGTAAGTCTACTCGATTTATTCTTACTTGTAATTATGTAGAAAAAATTATTTCTCCGTTAATTAGTCGTTGTCAATCGTTTCAAATTGAACCGCCTGCCAAGAAAGATGTAGCTCTTTATTCCAAGAATATACTTGACAAGGAAACTATCAAGTATGAATTGTCCGAGTTAAAGACCGTTGTAGATAGTTTTTATCCGGATATTCGTAAAATTGTTAACTTCCTCCAACAGAGTTCTACAAATGGAACTTTGAAGTTGGGTAAAATACAGAGTGCTAGCTTTGATTTGAAGAACAAGTTAATTGACTTATTAAAGTCTGCTAAGACAAATGGCAAGTCATTTAATGAAATTCGTCAATTGATTAATGATGCGGGTACACGTAATTTTGAAGAACTTTATACAGAACTATATTCTAGAATTGACGAATATGCAGTTGGTAAAGAAACATTAATTATTATAGAAATCGCAGAATATGTATATCAGAGTAGTATGGTTGTAGACAAAGAAATTACATTTATGGCTTGTGTTGCTAAGATTATTAAATCAATAAATAAATAATATGTCATCTTTAAATGAAAATGCGGATAGAGACCTTTATAATGTTATATATGATATCAAATCCGAATGGTTTGATATTGTGTATATATTACACAGTGATAAACGTTCTTCTTTGGAAATTACCACTAAAACAAAGTCGTTAACATTTCCTATGTTTACGGGCGGTCAACGTAGTATTTCTTTTAAAGTAGATAAAGAAGATATAGTTGACAGTACATTTAAATTTAAGATCAAGAAAGTAAATAACATTGATGTGGATATTAAATCCATAATAAATCGAGAAAATTTTTATGATTTTCTCGGACTCAAACAACATATGGATAATTCATCCATTGAATATTTTAAACAAACAAAAAAAACAATAGAATCTAATAGACTTACTATTCAATGGTTTGTAACTTGGAAATGCAATATGGCTTGCAACTATTGTTGGCAAGAATCAGCTAGTGATATTTACAGAACACTAGGTAACAAAACATTAAAAACGGCAAGGGATTGGGCAGATGCAATCAATAAATTAAATCCAGCTCATTTATATTTAACAGGTGGAGAGCCAACTTTATATAAAGAGTTGCCTGATTTAATTGGAATGTTAAATGATGATATCACGATTGATATGACTTCAAATTTTGGTAAAACATTCGATTTAGAAAAATGGAAAAATATAGACGCTAGCAAATGGAATATTATATTTTTTAGTTTGCATCCTACGCAATGGGAAAATCCAAATGATTTCTTTGATAAACTAGAAAAGTTTTTTGAAATATTTGATGCTCGAAAAGTGGGCATTGAGATGGTATTACATCCTGACAATACTAAGTTGGTAGATCCTAATAAAATAATTGAGTTTTCTAAAAAACATAATCTCGCTGATCCGCATTTAGATGCATTCGTAGATTCAAATATTAAAAATATTAATTTCTCAAAAGATATAAGTTCGTTGACAGATGATTTGTATCCTAACTATTCTACAGATTATAAGTTTATAGAAAGGACTACCGACAAATCAAGACAACCTATTTTTTGTCCGGCTGGGTGGAAAAAAATTAATGTTGATTTTGAAGGAAATATCTTTACGTGTATGAGTGCTATTGATCGATCAAAGTTATTTCATCAATCTGCAATGCCCCATTATACACCAATTGCAAATATTTTTGATAAAGACTTTGAATTGAAGAAGGAACCGGTAATTTGTTGGGAATCATTCAGATGTTCGGCTTGTGATTATCAAATGTTGCAACACGCTTGGAGACCTTTCAAGAATAACTTTGACTTTCAACTACCAATTGTCGAATGATTAATTATCACACATACTATTTAAATGAGAATAAAAAATCCATTGAAAAATGGGATTTTGATGGTAATAATCCAACTCATTTGATTGGAGATTATAATCACAATTTAATAGCAAATGAATTATTAAAAAATTTATCTACAATCGCGTCTAACAAAGATGTAATTGATATTGGATGTCGAGATGGATTTTATTCATTTTTGTTTGAGAAAATATCAAAAACAGTCACTAGTCTAGATATGGACAATAGAGAAACCAGACAATATGTACATAGTTTTTTAAATTCTAAGTCTAAATTTATTCATAGTAATATTTACGATATTATTAATTGGGACAATAATATAAAATATGATATTGTATTTATTGCCGATTTATTAGTTCACTTAGAAAATCCAATAGGAGCACTTAAGTTATTACATACTATTTGCAAAGAAAAAATAATTATTATTTCTGATTTTTTTGATGATACATCATATGATACAGATGTTGTTAGAAAAAGCATTCACTTCAACGAGGATTTAGTGGGAAATGGTACTATATCAGTGGGTCATATGTTTTTTCCATGGGTATTTTCGCTTAAATCTTTATTTTCATTGTTGAAAATTACAGGATTTAGCGATATTAAAATAATTAACACGTATGACATTCAGAGTATTAATATTAAAAGTATAAATAATCCATCCGATACTTTTATAAGAAAGTTTGTGATGATAGAAGCCTCTCCAAATGTAAATACGAATGAAAATGATCTTACATACAACTATAAAGACTCTAATGTTTATAAAATTAATCCACATTTTAGTTCTTTATATCCATCATTTAAAGTTTAAATCATTTTATGTCAAATATGAATGGTGTAAATAAAAAAACAGCAGTTGTACTAGGTGCGGGTGGATTTATAGGCGGACACTTGGTTAAACGATTAAAAGAGGAGGGGTACTGGGTTCGTGGTGTTGACATTAAAAATAATGAATATCACAACTATGCCGATGAATTTATATTTGGGGATTTAACAAATCCATCCATTGTTGAATCTGTTATTTTACAAAATGTAGACGAAGTATACCAATTAGCCGCCGATATGGGTGGAGCATTGTATATATTTACTGGGCAAAATGATGCTAACGTAATGAGGAATTCAGCATTAATTAATCTTAACGTTGTAAACGAATGTGTAAAAAAGAATGTTAAACGAGTTTTTTATTCATCTAGTGCATGTATATACCCTGAATATAATCAAATGGATCCAAACAATCCTAAATGTTCAGAAAGCGATGCTTATCCAGCTGGTCCAGACAGTGAATATGGATGGGAAAAGTTGTTTAGTGAAAGATTATATTTAGCTTATAATAGAAATTATAAGCTAGATGTTAGAATTGCTAGATTTCACAATATATTCGGTCCATATGGAACGTATAAGGGTGGTAAGGAAAAAGCGCCTGCTGCTATGTGTAGAAAGGCAATTGAGTCGGTCGATGGAGGGGAATTGGAAGTTTGGGGGGACGGATTGCAAACTCGTTCTTTTTTATATATAGATGATTGTATAGAATCTGTTTTGAGATTTATGAGACAAGATTCATTTTTAGGGCCTGTTAATATAGGATCTGAAGAAATGGTTTCTATTAATCAATTAACACAAATGGCAATTGATTTGACTGGTAAAAATATATTTATTAAAAATATCTATGGTGATGAGTTTAATAAAAAATATGGATTTAAGTGTCCGACAGGCGTTAGAGGTCGTAATTCGGATAATAAATTATATTTTGAAAAAATGGGATGGTTGCCGTCTCAATCTCTTAAAGATGGAATTAAAAAAACATTTAATTGGATAACACAAGTTATTTAATATAATTATATAAAAATGAGCGATGTAAAAAAAATATTAATTGGTATACCTGTTAAGAACTGCGGCGCATGGTTAGAAACCACTGTTCGACAGATAATTAATCTTAATTATCATAAAGAAAGCATATCAATTGTTTTTATAGAAAACGATAGTGAAGATTATTCTCATAATGTGATAGAATATTGTGTAGATAAGTTATTAAAAAAGTATGCGTACAGATCTGTATCTTACGAAAGAAAAGAACTAGGATTTCATTTACCGCACGAATCTAGACATGATTTCAGACATACAACCGGTCGTATGAACAGTTTAAAAGTTATACGTAATTACATTGTTGATACATATTTAAAAGACAATGATTATTTATGGTGGGTAGATGCAGATTATCAATACATTCCGCCAAACTTTTTAATTGATGCTGTCAATTTTGATAAAGACATAATTATGCCTAGAGTTGAAGTAGACGGCATTAATTATGATGGGATGACGCATGCTGATATAGATGGATTAGGAGTTCCAATTGATGAAGTCGCTAAAAAATTTGATTGTGATTTCTATCCAATGAACTTGGTTGAATGTGCGGCGTTGATATCTCGTAAAGTATTTGATTATGGACTACGATATGATAGTGGAATTTTAAAAGGAAATGATGGCACTGAACATTTCTATCAAGAAGGTACTCATTTTTCTCATAGAGCTAAATTATCTGGATTTACATTATATGGTTCATTAAAACATATTATAATTCATCAATCGATAAATGGAATGATACCATTTGAGGGATAACAATTTTATGCATATAGATTTAAAAAAAATTGAGACAAGAGTATTGACAATACCTAGTAATGAAAATAAATTACTTCATTTAAAATCTGTATTAGGGGTGAATTAAATATAAATATATACTACGGTCTTACATTACCAAGACCACTTGGATGTGATCTGTCTTTAATTAAATTGTGGAATGTTATCAAACCGCCGATTTTGATATTAGAAGATGATTGTTGTCCCACTGAATTTTTTAAAACAGAACTTAATGTGCCGGATGACGCCGATGTTGTACATATAGGTACATCTGGTTGGGGTGTAACAAATGGAAACTCAGAATGGCATAATTTCGAATTAACTAAATATAATGATGATTATTATAAAATAAACGGAATGACTAGTGCTCATGGCATGTTATTTTTGACAGAAAGATATTTGAAAGCTTTACTAGGTATAGGGGAAAAATATCCTATATTATGTGATTTAGGAGGTGTTGGAATTGATTATTTTACATGTCAAGAACAACATAAATATAATGTGTATGGAGTAGCCAAACCATTAGTATATCAAAATGATCCTTGTACAGAGGGAATGACTAAATATCCATTGGAAGACGTATATAAATCAAAATATGGTAACTTGTAAACTTAAAGGCGGTTTAGGAAATCAATTATTTCAGATCGCAACGGTATGTAATTTAGCGATGGAAAATAATGATTCTTATGTGTTTAATTTTGAAGATTGTTATACTCCGATGCAAGGATTCCAATCTTCAAAATATAAAGAGACCATATATAACAATTTCCACGAAATAAATAATCTTGTTGGAAATAATTTTTATGTAGAACCAACATTTGAATATAAACAAATACCATATTCAAACAATATTATTTTGGATGGTTATTTTCAAAGTGAAAAATATTTTTATAATAATAAAGATAACATTGTCAAGTTATTTGATCTAAATTATAAATCAGATGAAATTTGCAAATTTTTAGAACAGATACCCAAACCTGTAACATCCGTACATATTAGACGAGGAGACTATTTACCATTTACTCACATAGTAAATGCGTTGAATGAGAAATATTATTTAGAAACAATTCAAATGATTAATGATAAAACCCAGTCATTTTTAATGTTTTCAGATGATATTACATGGGTTAAAGAAAAGTATAAACTGAAAAATGTGTATTTCTCAGAATTTAATGATGAATTGTGTGATTTAATATTGATGAGCAAGTGTGATAATAATATAATAGCAAATAGTACATTTAGTTGGTGGGGTGCTTATCTAAATAAAAATAAAAATAAAAATAAAACCGTGCTGTCTCCTAAAATATGGTTTAATCCATCATCTGGTATTAATGATAAAGATATCATTCCCAATTCGTGGATAAAAATATGATTGTTTAATTATTAGTTATGATAAAAGATTTTCCAAATGTAGCATACGTTTGATATTCAATATATCCCCATTTATTTTGGTTATCAAAATAATCATAGAATGCTTTTTGTTCCCCTTTGTTTTTGTTTCCTTTAAAATTAAACCAATCGTCAAATAGTAATAAAGTACCTTCTTGTAATAAAGGAGTTATGCCTTGTAAAACAGTTTTGGTTGATGAATACAAATCACAGTCTATATGAATTAAAGCAGCTTTTTTATATATTGAAGGTATTGTTGCGATTGTAGTTGAATGGAATTCTCCGATTTCAATATTTGGTCTGGGTAAATTATATGTTTCAAATAATTTATAAACTACAGTTTCACTTACTTTTTCACCAATTTTACACACTGGATGAAATGAATGATTAATATTAAATATTTTTTTTGTCCATCTAGGATGATCATCATTATCAGATAAACCTTCAAATGAATCAAATCCAATTATTTGTCTATTAAAATTTACTTTGTGTATACTTTCCTTGCTTTTTTGATGAAAGTATGATAACAAGGCTAAACTTCGGCCTGTATATACACCGAACTCTAATATATCTCCTTCAATCAATTCATAATCTATAAATCGAATTGCTGTTTTGAAAAAGGAAGATCTTACGTCGAAATCTATTAAAACATTAATGTCGCTTTCCATATATATAACTATGAATGATTGGTTTAAAGACGATGGCGATAACACTTTGAGAATAAATTATAATTTAAATGAAACAAGTCTTGTTGTAGATCTAGGTGGATACGAAGGAACATTTTCACAAAAAATATATGATAAGTATAATTGTAATATTATATGTTTTGAACCATGTAGTCATTTTTTTGAAAAAATAAAAATGAGATTCCATGGAATCGATAAAATAAAAATTTATAATTTAGGGGTTGGAAATTTAACAGAAACTAAAGTTTTGTATTGTTGTGAAGATGCTACAAGTTTTTATTGCAAAGTTGGAAACCATTCCGAATCTTCTAATATAATATCGTTTGATAGTTTTGTATCAGATATACATTGTATAGATTTATTGAAAATAAATATAGAAGGTAGTGAATACGAACTATTAGAACATATACTTGAAAAAATCTGCAAAATAAAATACGTAATATACAAGTTCAGTTTCATAACTGGGTAGAAAATTGCGAAGATCGTAGAAAAAACATACAAGATGTACTTAGAAAAACACACCAGTTAACATATAATTATGATTTTGTTTGGGAAAATTGGGAACGGTTATAAATATGGGGTTTAAAACCATAATTTATATATTTATAAGTATATGACAAAGTTAAAAGAACTGGGCGACCTCGGAGATAGAATGATGCAAGGTTTACCTTTTGCTCAAGGAGGAGCTGTTTCTGGTGCTTCTGATGTGTCAACTTTTGCAAGTCCCGACGTATCTCAAGACCCAAATCATTTCGGTACACTAACAGATAAAAGTAATATTACAGCCGGTGCTAAAGATTCAATGGAAAAAATATCACCATTTGGTCCATATACTGGTCAAAATCCAAGAGATTATGTGGGCGATGTTGAAAAAATCAAATACAAAGTAACTCCAGATGAAGTTATTATGGGTATTGATTATGAAATGAAAAAATTAGTATTGAAAGACAAACAAGTGGCTAAACAAAATGTTGTAAATAATCTAAAGAAAGATCCTCAATACTACAGTAAACTTCATATGTTGGATATAACAGATGAACCAGAAAAGATAGATGAAACAGATTATCGTACTCCACAAGAAAAAGCTATAGCTGAAATAATGAGAAATTTACACGAAGCAAAAAAACAACGTAGAAACTGGAACTAATATGGCTAACTTTGCTAAAGATAAACCCACATACCGTAAGGCCGATCCACTTCACAAAGGTTGGCACTATATTGGCGACGGCAGATTTCACGATCCAAGTGTTGGTAGCGATCCAATGAGAGGTCGTAGATGGATGATTGATCCAGGAGCTGGTAGTGGTAAAAGCTTTTCAAAATTTCAACAAGGACTAAAGAATGATTAATAATTTAGATAAATTGCCAGGTGGTATAGGTGACAATACTCCTACAAACGAAGTAGATCCTATACAACTCTCTATCGGAATTCAGATAGAAATGGAACATACAAACGATATTAAAATTGCGCAATCTATTGCTATGGATCATTTAACTGAAGATCCTAAATATTATAGCAAATTAGTTGCTACGGGATTAGCAAAAGAATTTAAACCCTCCACCGGCTCTGGATTAGGCGATACAAATCAAAGTATTAATGATAAATCTAGAATTGGTGTTGACGGACTAAAGAAAGGAAATATGCACGGAAAAATTGGAAATACTCCAGATGGACAAGTTGATGGTAGACGCAGTGATCCAGTTGTAAATAAGACTATTGATGTGGAACTTGAAGAACAAGTCTTTAGTAGTTTAGAAGAAGCTATGTTAGACGAAAAGAAAAGAAGAAAGAAAGGCAAAGGTAAAAGAAAACCAAAGCCAACCAATCCTGCTTTATGGGCTAGAGCCAAATCCGCAGCAAGATCTAAATTTGACATTTATCCCAGCGCTTATGCTAATGGTTGGGCCGCTAAATGGTATAAGAGTAAAGGCGGCGGATGGCGAATGAGTGAGAATTATCCAGCCCAAGCTATGGAAAGTCCATTTCCATCAGATTCAACAATGACTGGATCTGGTACAAATGGCAGTGGATATGATTTTGTCGGATATGCAGAAAGCAAACAAACTATGAATAAACAACAACTAAAAGAAGCTATTAAACGAATGATTCGTGAAATAGAACAAGACGACGTAAGTGTAGATGCTGAAAAAGAAGCAGTAACTATTACTCTTGATCGTGAACTTGCTCAAAAACTACACGATTTATTAATGACACAATTAACTCCTGCGGGAGAAGATGCAGAACAAACTCCAGCTGGACCAGAAGATGCAAATGCCGTAGTACCCGCTGAAGATGATGTGGAAGCTAAAGCTGATAATATGAGCAGCGATCAATTGCCAATTAAGGCTGGTGGCGAAAGTGGTGAATCTGTTGATGATGTTACATCTGACGAATCCGATTCAATGGATGAAGCTAAAAAACAATGGATACAAAAAGCGATTAGCAAACCAGGCGCTTTGAAGAAAGCTTTACGCGTTCCAGCTGGAGAAAAGATTCCAGCTAAAAAATTAGCTGCAGCTGCAAAAAAAGGTGGAAAAATGGGTCAAAGAGCAAGATTGGCTAAAACACTTCGTAAGTTAAAAGAAAGTCTAGAATAATATTCAAATTAAGATCTATGAACGAAACAGACAATTCAGCGCTAGCAAATTATAAAGCATTTCAAAAGTATAAAGATTATGCTTTAAAAATGATTTCAAAACTTGAAAAAATAAAAGCAATTGGAAAAGGTAAAACAACTGCTGGCGACATTGTTACGCAAAGTTCTGTTGGGTCTGTTATTGTTGGTTTGGGTGATAGATTTCCAGAATTGACAACCAAATTAAAAGGTTTGTTGAAGCATTCGTTCAATCATAGTGATTTAGTTAAGTTACATCAAACAGGTAAAATAGATCTTAATAATTGGGAAGATCGATCTTTAAATGAAATTATGTCTGAAATAAATCGTATTAAACATCAAGTTAATAATTTAAAGTCGGAAAACGCAGAAATGGCTCAAAGTGATGTTACTAAAATTATTGATTATAGTGAAAAACTACAATCGATGTTTAACACTGACGATAACTTAGAAGATTGGGTAAAAGCCAAGTTGAATCACGCTTGCGATTATGTAGCTACAGTGAGAGATTATTTAAAATTCTACCGTGATGAAAAGGAAGCTGGTACTTCTGACGATCAGATAGACGAAAAATGGACTAATAAGTATAAAAAGAGTATCGATTGTAGTAACGCAAAAGGTTTTAGTCAGAAAGCACACTGTAAAGCTAGAAGACTGAGACAGATGGGTAAAAAGACAAAAAGTAAGCCAGTAAGAGAAATATATGAAGCGGTTGTACGTCATATGTTAAAAGAATTCAATAGCAGTATGGCTATGGGTGCTTTGAAACAACTTAACAGTGATGCTAAAGAATTAGAAACAATGTTACAACCAAACTCTGAGTTGGAGGATTGGGTAAAAGCTAAGTTAAACTTAGCCGGTGAATATTTGGATGATGTTTATCATCATCTAGACCATTTTGGTCCACAAGGCAGAAAGTTTGATGAAGTGAAAATTGCACATAATCTTGAAGAGGGTTGGAAAGACTGGGTTGCTGCAGGAGCAATTGGATTGGGCGCAATGTCTGGAAATGTTGATGCGGCTAAAATAAAACCTGCAGATCAAGTCGCTATAACACAAAGTGTGCAAAAATCCGTTGGATCTTTTATAGACTATATTAAGAAAGTAGAAAATCAAGGTAAAGTCGGATACAATGCTGAAAAGAAACTTTGGTTTCCACACAAAAGTTTCGAGGGTGGAAGTGATACCATTGGATACGGTCATAAAATACAAAAAGGAGAAGACTTTAGTAAAGGTATAACAGATTCTCAAGCTGAATCTCTGTTAAAGACCGATTTGGCAAAAGCAAAACAACAAGTTTATAAAGAACTTGGCAGTGTTAAATTAACTCCTCAACAAGAAGAAATGTTTGTTGACTTTGTATTCAATATGGGTACATTGAAGAAATTTCCTAAGTTTACTGAATTTGCATTAAAAAATGACTTGGAAGGTATGAAGAGTCAATATAAGAGATATGCTGGGGGTAAAGAATTAAAAGGTAGAAACTCAGAGTTCTTAAAGAGATTTTTAGCTGAGTACTTTGGTTTTACAACTTATTTCTAAGTTATGAATGAATGGCCAACGCTGCCTATGGGCAACTTACAAGCTATGATGGTAATGCGTCAACAGAGTGCGCCTGTATCATCTATTAGCAGCTTTGATCCATATCAAGCTATGTTGAGACGTAAACAATCAAATGTGTCAGATGATAATGGTTATATTAATGCCGAAGTAGAACAGTATGATTCTAAAGATATAGAAGCATTGGAAGAGTTTTGTCAACAATATGGTATAATGGGATTTAACTTTGGTAAAATGAATCCTAAGTCAGCATTACGAATGTTGAAGAATAAAATGGGAATCGTAGAAAAAGTAAATAATAAAAAAATGTTACTTGACTAGTTTAAGATAGTTATTTTTGTTATGGTAAAGTTAATTAATGCTAAAAACTCCCCTCTTAATCTTAAAGTTTTGGTTGATTCTGATATTGATAATGTACCAGCATTATTTTTGTGGGAGGATTATATTACAAAAATACCACAACACAGTGAAGTTATAAAACTACACGCTAATTCTGGATATTATTCGGGATTAAATAAAGGTATAGATTTTTTCAAAAATGACATCATATTCAAAATAATAAGACTTGATACATACGAAGTAATATTCAAACATATTTTTAGAAATTTAAATTTTATCAATGGAAAAAATGTTCTTTATATTTCCCAAAATAATTACAGTGGATATAGCTATTCTGCTAGAAATTATATATTTCAATTATTACAAAACGATTTTAAAGTTCATTGGATAAATAATTTATTTGGAACTTCTACATATAAACCTTGTAATAACGAGGAGTTACAGGTTTTTAATTGTGAAGCCAAATACGATCCCACTGTGATTTATGATTCAGTAATTATACATCACGTTCCAGATGGTTGGAATAATGCCAGAAAATATTTCAAAAACGCAAAGAAAATTTACGGATTAACAACGTGGGAAACTACACACTTGCATTCTGAATGGACAGATTTTATTAACCTAAGCATCGTTAATGAAGTAATTGTGCCATCACATTTTAATAAGAAAACATTTATAGACAGTGGAGTATATAAAAATATTAATGTTTGGTATCACGATGTGTTTAGCTTTGTTAATAATAAAGATTTAAATGTGTCTTATGTTTTAAATAAGTTTTATTTATATCAAGATAATAAGTACATACAATCAAATGATCTTGTTAAAACGATATTAGATAATAATACGGTTTATTATAATATCAGTCAATATAACGAACGCAAAAATTTAGATCAAGTTATATCAACATTTTGTAAAAAGTTTACAAGCGACGACAATGTATGCTTGTTTATCAAAACATATTTTAAAGAATTCACAGTATCACAAACAGAAATGTTGAAGTATAAATTCGCAGAACTTCTCAATACGTATGAGAATATCCCCCCAATTATATTTTGTTTTGAAAATTTAAATGACGATGAAATAAACTTAATTCACGAATTTGGAGATGTTTATTTTACTTTAAATAGAGGTGAAGGTTTTGGTTTATGTACATATACCGCTAAAAAGATTGGTAACAAAATTATATGCGGTAAATTTGGTGCAGAAAAAGAATTTTTGTCTATTACCGATTCATTAATAAATTACACATTAGAATCTCCATTTAATATGGAGGTGTATCATAATTGGTATAATGATGATAGACAAAAATGGGCAACGTATAATGACAAAGACGTTTTGGGTGTTTTACGATACTATCCAAAAACCATCAAACAAAAATATAACTACAAATGAAAAAACCCCCTTTCGGGGGTTTTGTTTTAAAGACTGAACTTTTGTTTTCTCAATTCGGATGGTAACAGATCATCCAATGGCTCTAAACAATTTACGCAGTATGGAATATTAATTGGCACCAATGCATCTTTATCGGTACCTGCTAATATTTTACTTACCTTTCTAAACATAACTCCATTTTGAAAAACCGCACCTTGACATTCGGTGCATTGCACGGACTGTGTATCTTTCAATCCAAAGTTAACATTTGGAGCTTGTCCCATTCCATCAATTTTATTGTTAAACATAAATTAATTTATTCCTTTTCTTTTTTTGTAATCTTTTAAAGCTTCTTCAATTGCAGATTCAGCTAAAACGCTGCAGTGAATTTTTTGTGGCATATTTGCTTTCCAATTTTCAGCACCTCCAAGTGCATCTAATACTTCATCGTTTGAAAAATTTTTTAATTCTTCAACAGTTCTTCCTTTAATTAAACTCATAGCCATATCAGCCGCAGAAATCGCTGTACCACATCCAAATATTTTCGCCTTAGCATCTAACACTTTGTGTGTATCCGGATCTATTTTCAATGTTATACGAAGAACGTCGCCACAGTTTTTAACAACGATTCCTTCTTCTATATTTTTTGTTATACGAGATAACACTACATAATTGTTGTTTTCTTCAACTTGTAAGGTATAAGTTTCAATTTCTCCAATATACTCTCGTTTTATTATATTGTGATTATAACCTTTACATTCTTCAAAAAAGCCAGTCCATGTTGGGAATCTTGTTGATAAATTTTGCGGAATTTTATTTTGTTTAGCGTTATTTCGCCAAATATCAGTTGTTAACTTTCCATGTTTTTTATATAAAGTATTTCCAATTTTAAATAGATCTTCATCTGAATACCCCAACCATTTAGGGTTTTTTTCTTTTGGTTTGGACGCAAAGTTTTGTTTCCATTCATCTGACATTTTGTGATAACAGTTATTCTTACCACTTTGTCTTTGAGATATTAATTTTCTTTGTTCTTCAGTGGTTAGTTTTTTGAATCTTTTATCAATATCATAATATCCAATTATATACATTAAATGATCTGTATATATTCCAAAATAATTTGCCAACTCACTTTTATCATCAAATTTATCTATATTTTCTAATAAAACATCTTTTTTAATGCATACATCAAATGTCTTTGGTTTATCCCAATTTGGATTAGTTAATTTAGTATGTTCTGACTTTAATAATCCACGAAAATTACTTATACGATTATTTCTTTTATTTTCATCTATATGATGTATATCATAACCATCTGTATTATGATTTGGATTATGAAATTTATAAATTTCAATATGTTCTTTTCTATGTTTAGATTTTCTAATTTCCCAATATCCATTTTTAATTATTTTTCGTTTAAACGGATAAATTGAGTCATCTATTGTTAATACTTTATTTTCAACATATTGTTTTTTTGGCCGAGTTAAAAACTTATGATCATCAGTACATATTACTTCACCCCCATCATTTAAAGTCAATTTATATACTTTTTTAACACCAGAAACAACTCCAATAGCATTTTTTATTTCAAATAAGTTTGTTTTTATATTAAAACTCCAAACAGGCGTTATTTTATTTACTAAATTTTTGATAGGAGTATGCAAGTTACCATCTGCTGTAGATATTAAAGTGTCTCCTGAAAAACAAGCTGCGGCTCCTACCTCAGCAATTGCGTCTGGATTTTCAATATCTCCAACATTTTGGGGATTAATAAATCTATCCATTATCTTTTCATTATACAATTGGTTATCACTCATATACTATAATTATAGTCCGATTTGTTTAAGGTCGTTTTTTACCATCTTATCCACCAGTTGTTCAAATGAAGTTTTAGGTTCCCACTTTAATTCATTTCTAGCTTTGGTACTATCACCCAATAATAAGTCTACTTCGGCTGGTCTGTAAAACTTAGGATTGATTTTTACCAAAACAGAACACCTTGGTTCATATTTAATAGCATCTTTTGTCGTAATACTAAACTCAGCGGATTCAGCTTGTCCGTGCCATTCACCTTCAATATCAGCCGCTTTAAATGAATACCATACAAATTCTGCAATCGTATGTGTTTCATTGCTAGATAGTACATATTCATTTGGAGATTCTTGGTTTAACATTTTCCAGATGCCATCAACAAAGTCTTCTGCGTCACTCCAATCTCTTCTAGCTTTAACGTTGCCTAATTCAATTGTGTCAAATGATTTACCTTCAAGAATTGATTTTTTGATTCTAGCCACCCCCTTGGTGATTTTACGTGTAACAAACTCTTCACCTCTTCTAGTACCTTCGTGATTGAATAACAACCCTTGTACAGCATACAAGTTATAACTTTCTCTATATACTTTAACTAATTGTCTAGCTGCAGATTTACTAGCACCATATGGACTACGAGGTTTAGCGGGATGATTTTCGTCTTGTGGGGAGTAAACCACATTTCCATATTCTTCAGACGAACCCGCATTATAAAATCTACAAGTTGATTTGTGTTGACGAATAGCTTCTAAAATATGAATTATCCCAGTAGTATTACATTCCCAAGTTTGAGCTGGAAAGTCCCAGCTAGAACCAACGAACGTCTGCGCTGCCAAATTAATAAAGTACTCTGGTTTTAGTTTTTCTACTATTTTGGATATACTATGTGCATCACTCAAATCAAAGTTAACTAATTTAAATCTGGGGTTGTTTTCTAAGTGTCTAATGTTTTCGTGATTTTTGATACTTAGTCTTCTAGCACCCCCCACGATGAAATAGTCTGTGTTTTTCAACAGATAATCTACCATAAAGCTGCCATCTTGACCAGTCACACCTGTAACAAATGCAACTTTTTTGTTTTCCATAAACGGAACAACATCATTAATATTATATATTTCCATAAGATATTTCATTCAAAACCTGATTCTTCGTCTTCGTCCTCTTCATCTAAATAGTCTTCATCTTTGCTGTTATTAATATTATATTTTTCTTTAAAATCCGCAACGTCGTCATTTGTGATACCACAAAGAAAAAATACAGCTTGTATATACAATATTATTTCTTCCTTTGTAAATTTATTCTTTTTGAAATATTCACTAATCTCATTTGATGCCGATGCTATTTTCTTTTGAACTGCTGGAGAAATTTTGATTTTAGGTGGCGCACCTTCTAATATTATTCCTGGTATATCATCAATTATTGAATCATCTATGTGATTATTTATAATATGTTTATACACTTCATCTTCAATTTTATTTTCGGGTACACCATTTTTCAACAACTTCTTTTTTATATTCTTTACTTTTGTGGGACTTACTTTTTTACATATATTGAATGATGATAGTATGCCATTTTGAGATAATAGATGATTTATATTATTCATTGTAATATTATGTATGGTTGTTAAAATCTCTGACGCAAAATCTTTTTACTATCTTGTAGTATATCAGGATCAAATATTTTTGGTCCTTTGCTGATATAACCTTTGCCGCTCGTAAATGTACAATTATAACAAAGCAGTCTCATATTTTCTATTTTATGATTCTTGTTGTTACCGTCTTCAAAATTTAACAATAATGGCAACTTACCATCAAGTATACGTCTTTCTCTAAATTCACACTGCTCACATTCTGCTTTTTTGATGCCTGATCTAATTAACTTATCTTTTAGTCTATGCACTGGAAACTCAGGATGTTTACCATCCAATATATCATTAATAGGATATTTTCCTCTATATGGATTAATTGGCCCACGTGGACGAGAAGTTTTTACAATAGGCCATCCTTTAGTTTTGTGTACGCCGTATTTTTTAGCATACATTTTAAACGTAGGATAACTTACTCCCAAAAACTTTGCTGCTTTTCTAGCTGAGACAGTTCGTTCGATTGCTTCTAATATTTCAGATTCGGTAATTGGTTTTCTTTTTTTACCATCTGTTGGACGCTTTGGATAAAGCTGATCTGCATATTGGTTTTCTAAGTGGGGAATAGTAATGCCTTTTCCCTGCAATATTCTTATTTGTTCAATTTCAAGTTTTACATCTTCTCCAATTTCACTCAATGACAATAATTTCTCAACTTTAATTTTAAGGTCTTCAAGTTCTTTTAACTTTCGAGTTATTTCTTCGTTATCAAATATATTGTTCATTAGTATTTAGATGATGATATTGGTTCTTTAGCTAAATCTATTTCAGTGCTATCGTAAAATACTCTACGTAAAGTTTCTGCTCTAAATGGAAATGATGCGTTCAAAAGTACTTTGTATGTATTTACTATTTTTTCTTTGCTATTTTTCCTTTTTAATGATTTAACAACCATTATAGGATTAACTAAAAAGTCATCGTCTTCTTTTAAAGTTTTAATTTTATCTTCAATGCATCGTGTACAAGCTTCTATATGAGGATCATCAAATATAGTCTCGTCAATTGATATCGTCATAGACCAGTTTGCGGATTTAACCAAGTAGTTATTTTTATTTAACATAGTTCATATCTCCATCGTTAAGTAAATCCAAGTTAATTTTAATTAGTTGATTACTATTTTCATTATATCTATAGAATTTACATTTTAAATGATTAATAATTTCAACCATTCTTTTATAATCTTTTTGTTTCAAATTACCATTAATATCATAATGATGTGGTTCATCATACTCTATAACTATGTTTTTTTCTACATCATAAGCATCTAAAAAATAACACAATATTCGTTTTTCACCGCCATTTAATGCGTGTTGTAAATTCCAATTATTTTTCTCATTCAATTTATCAAAATAACTACATGCATATGAATTAAAGTTAGGACATATTTTGCCAAATTTTTCAATTCTTTTTAATATACTTTCTTTGGCTTTAATAGACAATTTTCTTCTAGTTTCGTCAGATGTTGTCCTTTTATTTTTTAATTGAGATTCAGATATTTTTTTTCTCACATCTAATCTTTTTGCAGGATTTAATCCTCCAATTTTACCTAAAGACATTTTTAGTTTAGTTTCAGTAGTTAACTTTTTACCTTTATGTGAATTACTTATTTTTTCTTTTGTTTTATTATTTAATGTTCTACCAATCATCCATTTTCCGGTACCGTTTTTTTTATGAATAATACTCAATTTAATTTTTTGTTCATCTGTCATTGGAGACAAAATTCTTCCTTTTAATACACAATTTTTACAAAGAACACTTTTTTTAGTAGCTCGTTTTAACAATTTTAGAGATTTATATGATTGCGTATTATTACACTTAGGACACGACTTTTGATGTATGTTTTTGTTTCCAATATCTGTCCATTCGTTTTTTATTACATTTTTCTTTGTTTCGTTGATAGTATCGTTTGGAACGGATATTAGATTGTTCTCTAACTTCGTCTTCTGTTCTATTAAGTTTTTTTCTTCCCATAAATTGTCTTGGTTCATATACTCATATATATATATATATATATATAGTGAAAACATAAATAGTGAAAGAATTTATTTATTAATAATTGACCGATTTAAATCTCCATCATTCAACAAATCTAAATTTGTAAGTTTTTGGTTTACAGTGTTACACACTCTTTCTTCAATGGTACCCGAAACAAAAACGATTTTTTGTATAGATTTGCTCTTGGCGCCATCTCGCCAAACTCTTCCCATTGACTGTCTCATATTAACAGCTGAATATGACGGACTTATTAAAGATATTCTAGGATGTTTTCCGGTTATATCGTGGAGCGAAATTCCGGCACCTCCTGCTGCAATATTAATTAATATAACTCTTTGTTTATCAGATTGAAAATCGTCAATGTTTTTTTGCCGTTCTTTGTCTTTCACAATACCGTTTACTATACATTTAGTATTTAATCTTTCTGCTAAAGCGTTAATACTTTCTGTAAAGTTTAAAAATACAGCGACACTCATATTGTTTTCTAAACTTTCTTCTATCATTTCTATGAATAATGGTATTTTTACCATTTCTATAGACTGACGCATTCTCAATATTGCTGTTAGTTCAGTGCTCTTTTTATCTTTCTTGAGAAGTTTTTCAATCTTCAACAACTCAAGTTGCATTTCTTCATAAGCTGAATTGATTTTATCTTGGTCTTCTTTATCCATTTCATAACATTCAGCGATAATTTGACTTTCTGGGAAGTTAGGAATGGAATCACGATTGAGACGAACGCCTCTGTTAACAAATATGTCATTGCTTAGTTTCTTTAAAGCATCTACATTACCACGAAACTCTAATCCAAATCTACCTTTTACAACACCGTGTGCATATGCCCATTCATAATACTGTTTGTTGTTCTTGAACAGTTGAATACATTGTCCTACTGTGCGTAGTTCAAGTGGATTGGTAGCCATAGTAGCACTACAAAACAACATCTTGTAACCTTGTTTGAGTGCTGCCATACACATTTCACTATTTTTGGTCTTGGCATTCTTTAACTTTTGTGCTTCGTCCCAAACGATTAAAGTATTTTTGGGAACTTTCCAGACGAATTCTTTACGGTGGGTATCTCTACGTTTTACATATGATGCAAACATATTGTCTGTTTTGCCAGTACGTAAAGATTCATAGTTAGTAATACCTACACATTTACCCCACATCTTAAAGTGATTTTTAATAACCCGTTTCCAACTTTCTTTAACCGCTTTAGGACATACAATCATAATGTCCATATTCAATTCTCTAGCTACAGCTGTAGCAGTATATGTTTTGCCTGTATTATGAGTAACTGTAAAATCACCAAGAAGAAATCTACCGTCGCCATCAAGTGAAAATCCATAAAAATCGTCATTTGACATAGATTCGACCGTGAATCCGACAACCAATACATCTTTCTTTTGATTTCTTATGTTTGATTTTTTTCTTTGGATACGTGTTGGAATTGATTCACAATTTCCGCTTATTGAAACGTTATAATAATCTCCCACAACGCCATTGTTTGTACATTTCTTTTTGACACATTTAATATATGCGGCAAAACCTAAAGATCGTGATATAAACGCAACGTCGTTTGCAAGTTGATATGATTTACTAGTAAAATCAAAACCTCCGTTTCTATAATAACCATCAGAATCCAATAAACCAGCAAGTATTTCTAATCTTTGATTTTTGTTACAAATTTTATATTCTGTAGGAATAAATCTATCTTCACATTTGATTGGTAATAATCCTACATCTCGTAAATATTTAAATAATGTAGGTGCATTTGTTATTCGTTTTGTTATTGTTTCATTGGTGTTTCCCAATAACCAATTATTTTTATGAGATTCATCAATAATTGATTGCCAACAGATATCATCTATTGATGTGAACGTAATGATAGATTTCTGTGATAAACCACCGTCGCCTAACAATAACCCCATAAAATATGGAGAAAATGGATGATTCTTGGTCGCCCAATTATCAACTGCTACACGAAATAATTTCATATGTCGCTTCACTGACAATGGTAATTTTAGATAATCTGATACTTTGATGTCATAGATCTCATTGGAGTTATACCCACCAATTGATTTTTTAGTAGAATGTAATTTGGTTATTTTGACTGTCAAAATGTGATTAATATTGACAGTGAAGGAATCTCCTTTTGTGGGAATAATTTTCACCATCTGTTCATTTCCAGAACACAATGATGTTACTTTTTGAGGTCCATTCCACCCCATTATCACATCATTTACCACAATATTTTCTACCAATTTTATGGTACCGTCAAACATCAATATAGTCTGTCCTTTTGCATGACATCCAACGTCACTTCCATCTACAGCCGCCCCCCACTTTTTAATAGAAGATACTATCTTACTTACCGCTCCAACTTGCCAAGGACGCAATCCATCTGGAGTTTTGACTTCGTATAATGGAAGCGTTTCATCTACCTTTTGTTTGGGTTTTTTTGGATCTTTGAATAATGTTGGATTATCATTGGTCTGTGTAAGAACCCAGTCTTGTTCTCTTTTAACGACTCCGTACCCTTTGCTTTTCAACATCAATTTGTTTACCTTCCAATAAGCAAAGAACTGATTGAGGTAAGATGGGGTAATTACCCATTCACGTTGAAACGTTACGTCTCCGTTTTTTTCTACTTGAACTGGATCTGACCACTTGATATCCAAGTTAATCATAAATCAATCACCCATTTCACTACGGTACTTGTTATTTCTAGCCAATTCGTGAATGTTGGTACGCACCAGTCTACCATCTTTCTTTAATGCGCCAACTTCAAAAGAATCACTCATCAAATTGGTAAAATTTATACCCTGTGGGTCATCATAACCATGTCCAAGTTCAGACATATCAAACATAAAGTCTTTACGACGTTTACCATTTTTCTTGATGCATAAATTTTCTAGGTAATTAACCACCTCATTTAGATCGTTAAATGTTACGACCTTATTTATTGTTGTGTCTTTGATATAGTAACTCATATATTTCTTATAGTTTACTATATAACTATCTAACTTTCAATACTATTTAATATTATAATCTTAGTTAGAAGATATAGGTACAGGTGAGTAAATATTACGTTCTGTTTGACTGCGTATAGTTTCAAAATAATTAATCAAATTGTTGATTGTATGATCCGCAATGTCTTCAAACCAATCATTAGGTTTAAATTCTGTTGTACTTATTCCACCGTGTACTGGTTTTAAATTACCATTTTGAAATTCACCACGTAAAAAATTAATTAGATCTTTTTTAAGATTTTGTTTTTGTGAAATTACAAATATTTCACTTAATTCTTCTTTGTAACTTACTCTTACAGGAGATTGTCCTTTGCCACCACTACCTTTTTCTCCTCTACCAGCTGATCTTTGTGCAGACTTCTTTCTCTTTACCCAATTAGCAATTGCTTTTTTACCGCCACTAGATCTTAGTCTAGCCGCATATTTTTTGCCTAAACAGGCACTGTAACTACTTCCTTGTTTAGCATCACCACATTTACCCGCTTTTTTGCCTGTACTATCATATCGATCCCAACCACCCCCACTGCTACTGCCCACTGGTCCTTTACCAAACCACGCACGTAATCCACCTTTATAGGCTTCTAATAAGAATTTGTCGTATTGATTCACAACAATAAATATCAATTAGATTCGTTATTTTTATTAAAAATGTTGCCTAAGTTTGTGAAGAATTTTTCTATTTTAGATTTATTGACCTTTTTCTTTTTGGTTTCGGATAGGTAAAATTTGATTTCCGCTTCATCCAAAACCACTTCGTTTCCATTGATATTGACGGTGATGCTTTTGTTCTTTTTCATACAGGCGCAAAAAAAATATATAATCGGTTAAGATTATATATTTGTGTATTTTAAAATTAGTTAATATTTGTTTAAACACCCATCAAAAAGTGTTCCCAATCTTTGTGTTTTGCTTCTTTAATCAAAGCTGACACTGGAATTGGTTGTGGAATACTAGGTTGTTTGATCAACTTCAAACCAGCTTCTGTATTCAACCTATTACCTTTTTTAGAATTGATATCCCGTGAACACAGTACCAGATTGGTCCAACTGTCTTCTCCACCTTTACTGCGAGGTAGAATATGGTCTACAGTAGCTGAGTGACGATCAATCTTCTTGCCTGTGTACTGACAGATACCATTATCACGATTATAAATCGCATCCTTGCTAGGTTTTCCTTTAAATGACTTCACAGGCATTTTGCTGAAATTAACAGCAATGATAACGGTTGGTACACGTACAGACATATGAGCTGAATTGATTACCAAATCCCAGGGACGAATAGGTAGTTTCAACCATTCGGTCCAACTTACGGGATTCATATTCTTGGGAGCATAAAGATTTGGCTCTCCGTTCTCAAGCAGTTCGTAGTCAATGTCCAACGCCAAACTAGAAGGCTTACCATCAACTTCAGCACCACAAAGATCAATAATTGCATCTTTTACGGTTTTGAAACCAATTGGTTGCCAGTTCGAATTTAGGTTCAAACAGATCAATTTATTAGCTATTGTATTCATAACTATACTATAACTATACACCTCTTTTTATAAAAGTCAACACATTTTCTTCGGGTTCTAAACTTTCGTCAAGTCTATCAATTGCCATTTGTAAACTGCTAATTTCAAACCATTCATTTTTTTTACTTCTGGCAAAATGCTTCATTTGTTCGTGTATATCTTTTTCCGCACTATAACAGTCTGGGTGTTCTATATAATACTCTATTTTGTAATTTCTTAATGGACTGCTTGTTTGATATGTACGCAGTCTGGATTTAATGTCTTCAGTTACTCCTATTTTTATCCAACCTGGGAATGATTTGTTTGTTATTATATATATGTATCCTCGCATATAAATATATATGTATATTGTAATATTTTTGTAATATTTTTGTAATATTTATTTTTATGGGGAGAAAAAAAATATATGAAAATGAAACCAATGTCGAAAAACTTAAACGGTATAGACGGTATCGAATGCAATCTTATTGGAGAAACATCGACAAAGAAAGATTTAAAGCACGTGAGAGATATAAAAACATCAGTCGGAATTTACAAGATAATAAATAAGATTAATGGAAAATATTATGTGGGTAGTTCAAAAAACATTGATGGCAATTTTGGAAGATGGTATAAACATAAATATTATTTGAATAAAAACAAACATCCTAATAGTCATTTACAAAATGCGTGGAATGCGTACGGTGAAAATAATTTTGAATGGACTATAGTAGATTTTTGTGAAGAATCTGATTTACTGAAAATAGAACAAAAATATTTAGACGATGTTAAATTAAATAGAAATTTATGTTATAACAAAACATTTTTGGCCAGCAGAGTAGAGTGGACCGATGAAATGAAACAAAAAATTTCAAAACTTCATAAAGGCAAACAATTAAGTGAAAATCATAAACAAATATTAAAAAATAAAAGATTGAAAATGATAGGTAAAAATGCGCCTAACTATGGAAATAGACATTCAGATGAAACAAAGAATATATATAGTAAACAAAGAAAAGGATTTAAAAACCCATCTTATGATGAAACAGTATATATTTTAGAAAATCAAGTTACAAAAAATATTATAAAAGATACTATGTATAATTTGAGACAAAAATATAATCTAAACAGAAAATGTTTATCACAATTAATAAATGGACATATAAAATCATATCGCGGGTTTATATGTTTAAATTTAAAATAATATATACGTATCCTTCTTTATTTCTAGACGATTTCATCAGCTAATCCGTACTTGATTGCGTCTTCTGCGTTTAAATAAATATCACGTTTTAACAATGTATTTAATTCGTCTTCAGTGAACTTTGTGTGTTTTAGATATATGTCTTTGACAATTTTCATTATCAAGTCCATATTTTGCTTTTCATCGTTAAAGTCTTCGTATGTACCTTCAAACCAACTTCTTACTTGATGAATCAATAAGATAGTGTTTTTACGTATATAACGTTTGTGACAACTTACACTGATTAGTGTGCTAGCACTTGCTACCAATCCTTCTGCGTATGAATGTACAGGTACTTTGGATGCTTGAATTCTATCTACTATACTCAATGCACCGAATACTTCTCCACCATCACTATTGATGTGTAATTTGATGTGGGGAGTTTCTTGTAGATCAAATGTAATTTGTGCTATTAGTAGTTGTCTAGCTAGATCACTTAGAGTTTTATTTACTATTAGTGCCGATTCTGTATTTACATCGTTGTAAAAGTATAACTCGTTGTTGTCAATGACAGAGACGAATTTTTGTTTATCTTGAGATACATCGGATATATCATCATTATTGAGCATTAGTTTTTTGGTCATATGTTTTTAGTATTGTTCGTAACTCTTCGTCATCAACGAAGTTAAAATCATTTTTGTTTCTGGCTAAATCTTTGTGTAGTACTTGTACAAATCCATTGTGGTTATAACCAACATCCATAGTGGTGCCTGTTTGTTCACAAATATAACCTGATATAAATGTTGTATATTCAATTATTGATTCGGTGTGTTGATTTCCACCCTCATAATAAAATCTTAATGTGCCAAACTTTTGTTTTATTTGTTTAGCAACAATTTGTTTTACTGGCAGATAATGTTGTGGGTTTGATTTTGCCATTTCATTTTGTTGAGTGATATACATTTCGAGATATCGACTCAACCACAACAAAAGTCTAAACCAACCATTATCACAATCGAATGACAAATTATCCGGATACATTTCTGGGAACTTTTTCTTTAAATAACGTTGTAACTCAATTTTCATTTTCAATACATAGTTTGTTAATTATACTTTTTAGCTGTCAAAATTTTTATATTTGTGTGCTGACTATATTTTAATATCCTTTGAATACACTGATATATTTATTAATAATGTTCAGTAGTACTAAAAAGAGCGGATATGTAAATGGTATAAAATTTGAAATAAAAGATGCCAGCACTATCCGTATCTGGAAACCTTCTGAGATTGCTTTTTATGATTTTAAAAATCGTTGTGATCTGACAGTTAAGTATTTAATTGACGAAGGATTCTTTAATAAGACTAAATGTAAAGTTGAAGTAGTTACTTAGGTTATGTCTAAAAATGTTATATTATTTTTAACCAGTCCCAATTCAGTTAATAGATCAAAAATGTGTTTGAAGAATTTCAAACAACTTTTAAATTTGGGTTATGATATAATAACACTATCTACAACTGATTTTTTACCTTCTTATATTGTGGAAAAGTCAAAACATCTGATTTATGACTATACTAGTCACAAATGTGATAAGAAGTTTTATTATAATTACTATAAAGCATCAGGTGGTGGTTATTTTATGTATGATATAAATTCACATCATAAAGTAATGTTTTACCACGATACACATTTTCCATCTTTACTTCGTAATTATCGTTCATTGATAAGTTATGCTAATTGTCTTGGGTATGATAATTATTTTTATATTGAAGACGATCATTATATTCATAACCACGATTTACAAAATGTAAGAAAATATTTTGAAAAATTAAGTGAATACGATCTAATTACTTTTTGTTTTCAAAGATTATTAACAAGCAACGAACAAGTATATTCAACATATTTTAATTTTGGCAAAGTTAACACAATGTTCGATATTGTAAAAAATGCCGCTTATACTGAATACGAATATAAGAATAGTGACGTAGATACTTATGGTCAATTTTTTGAAACAGTTTTTACCAAGTTAGTTAAAAAATACAAATCGTCGGAATGTAATATATTAGAAGAAACTAGACACTTATCTGAAATTTTTAAGTATTCAGATTTAAATCAAGTATATTCTTATAGAAGTTTAATTGACGATGCTAGGTGTAATTTTATTTATGATATAATCAATAATAAACCCGTTTTTTATTATTCAAGTGTTTTATTGTCAGAACCTGTACGTCTGAAGATTTATGTAGGAAATATCTGTCACGAAGACACGATAGTTTATCCTGGATGCTGGTACTATTCGTATGTAGATTCAAATTTAATTGAAAATACAAAGATTGTAATAAATGACACATTGGTCAAAACTTTTGACGCATCACAAAATGCTATTTACAACGGAGAACTCTTTTTTAACTTTTAATATATCTTTATAAACTATTTGATCACAATTGTAAGTTTTGTTTACGTTAAACAACATTATTTCTTTATAATTGAATATTTCAAGATAAGTTAATATTACAGTCAAGTTATTTAAGCACGATGTCATATCTTTGAAATAAAATATGTTTTCAATTTTACTATATATTGATTTGTTTGGGTTACTTATATCGGTTATAACAAATTGTTTGACATCATAAGTTAGTTTTTTTTGAATATCTTCTATGTAATTTTCTTCGTTGTCATTAAAGACGAAATATATAACTGCTTTCATTAATTATAAATAATCGATTTATTTTTGTTTTGGTTATTTTATTATGAATATGATATTTATATCTATTATGATAGTAACCAATCTTTTGACATTACACAACCAGTTAAAAATACATCACTGGCAAACTAAAAGTTATGCCGAACACCAAGTTCTTGGTCGTGCATATGACGAATTCTCAGGTTTGATCGATGAGTTTGTTGAAGTATTTATGGGTAAATACGGAAGAATTGAAAGTAGTAACGGATTTAAAATAGAATTAGAAAACTACAAAGATATATCTCCGACAGATTTTGCGGATAAATACGTTGACTATTTGGTAAACGAATTGCCAAAGTCTCTAGAAAAGTCTGATACTGATTTATTTAATATCAGAGATGAAATGTTAGCTCAGTTAAACAAACTAAAATATTTGTTAACACTATCATAATATGCCATACGAATATCACGCTAAGGTTACAAATGTTGTAGATGGTGACACAATTGTTGTTGACATTGACTTGGGGTTCAATGTAGTACTAGCTAATCAAAGTGTAAGATTATTGGGGGTTGATACCCCAGAAAGTCGTACCAGTGATAAAATTGAAAAGGTATTTGGATTAGCAAGCAAAGAATATGCTAAAGAATTTGTTGAGAATTGTAAAAAACAAATAATTTTACGCACTCACAAAAGCGATGATAGTGAAAAGTTTGGCAGACTGTTGGGTGAAATTATCAATCCTGAATCTAAAGAAGTGTTGAATAACACTCTCATTGAAGAGGGTTTTGCTGTAAAATATCTTGGGGAAAACAAAGACAACGTAAAGAATCTTCATTTACAAAACCGCAAGCGTTTGATCGACTCGGGTAAAATAAAGATGTCTTATAAAGAAGCAGGACTCTAATATGGATAAATTGAGTAAATACACAATTCTTAAATTCATCAAATTTGTCAGCGATGAATTGACTTTAAATCGACCATTCAAAGTCAAGTTGGTAAAACAACGAGATGATGATTTGCGAACATATGCTTATTACAATCAAACAAATGGCGATGTTAAGGTTTATTGCAAAGATAGAGGTTTAGCCGATGTTTTACGTAGTATAGCGCACGAACTAATTCACCACCAACAAAATGAGACTGGTAAGTTGGATGAACCTACCCAAGACATAGGTGGCGAAATTGAAGATGAAGCAAACAGTGTAGCTGGTCAATTGGTAAAAAAGTTTGGATATCAAAATCCAAAATTGGCTATCTACAATAAGAATCTATGACTCCATAACAGAGTCAAAGAAACTAATATTGGCTCTGTCTGTTTTGTATACCTTTATATCGTCATCTTCCAAGTTGAAGTATTTACGAGATCTTTTGTACATTTTTGTTGCTATACCTTTACGTCTATAAAGACGTTTGATATAAACCATAAACTCAAAGTATCCATTAACTCCCATTTTTTTCTTTAGTCGTATAATGGACCACCCTACAATCTTACCATTGTCCTTGGCTAAAAATACTCTATTTGGTATTTTTTTATCTGGGGTACAACATTCAACATACACCGAATAAATCGATCCAGAAGATACCAGTTTTCCACAACTCTTTTCTTCAAAGAGAGTTAAGTCCTTGGCTTCTTTAGAATAAATTCTAACGGGCACATATTATAAATATGATTTGACCGTTTCCAAAATAGCAATATCAAATTTAGTTGTGTTAAATTGAGGAAACTCCATCTTGAAGTCACGATTGTCAATGCTGTATCTACTATCGTGTCCTTTACGGTCTTCAACATATTTAAACCATTCCCAATCTACTTCTATTCCAGTTATAGTACTATATACCTCTTTAATCACGTGTATAAGCTCATAGTTAGATAGTTCGTTGTCAGACCCTATCAAATACTGTTTTCCTATTTTACCATCTAATAGAACGCATATAAGCGCATTAACGTGGTCTTTGACATAGATCCAGTCTCTTACATTCGACCCATTGCCATATAAAGGTATGGTTTCTTTGTTGAGAAGCTTCTGAATACATACTGGAATCATCTTTTCGGTATATTGTCTAGACCCAAAGTTGTTGCTGCAATTGGTAATAATTGCTGGGAAATTATAAGTTTTGTTATAACTTCTAACCAGTAGATCGCTGGCAGCTTTAGTAGCTGAATATGGATTATTTGCTCTATAAGGACTGTCTGTAGTAAAAGATCCTTCTTTGTGATTCAATGATCCATACACTTCATCGGTGGATACGTGAATAAACTTCTTTATGTTTGTACCCTTAAGCATTTCTAACAGATTAAAAGTACCAATAATGTTTGTTTCAATGAATCTTTTTGGTCCCTTGATAGAGTTATCCACGTGCGATTCTGCTGCAAAATGAATCACATAATCTAAATTTAATGAATCAATATATTTCTTTTGATCTGGAAAATAAGGCGCAGCAATGTCCAGTGATAATCTGTGATATCTAGGATTTTTTTGAAAGGGAAGTTTTTTGTTTGCAGCATAAGTACCACAATCAATGTTATAAACCATAACAACATCATCTCTTTTTAGAATTTCTTCTATAAAGTGACTTCCAATAAATCCACATCCTCCTGTTACTAATATATTCATATGGTCCAATTATTAATGCAATGGTCAAAGGCTTCGTCTGCGGTACTCATTTTGATTCCAGTTGACAACAACTTTTCGTTGCTCATCACGCAATTTGATCGGGGTGTTTTGACTACATTTTTATAAAATTCATCTTCTTCCACAAATGTAAAGGTTTTGTCTTTTGCAATTGTATTCTTAAACTTTTCTACTACACCCTTGGTCGTGATATAACCACCATTGGTCACATTATATGTACCATATGGAACTTCTTTGGTAATGGTTTGAATACAAGCACTTACAAATTCTTGTTTGTTGCTTACACTATTTTCAGCATCTAACAGTCTTTCATACTTTAATATTTTGCTTATATAATTTCTAGAATTATCAAACTCTTCAAATGGAATTCGTAATCTCCAAATATAGTGCTTTTCCCACTTCTTTACTACTTGTTCACCTATTACTTTGGTACCACTGTAGAAACTACAGTTATTTTGCGCAAAACTAAAGTTTGGTACATCTTCTTCAGTAAAAGGATTGCCATCGGCTCTTTTACCTTCATATATACAACCACTCGAAACATGCGCTAAGGGTATATCATTTAACATACACCAATCAGTTAATATTTGCGGCCATACAATATTGCCGTGAATAGTAGCTTCTTTGTTTAATTCGCATGCATCCACATTAGGTTTGCCAGTATATCCCGCTGCATTTATTACAGCGCCTATGAGTGGGTATCCAGCTTCATCATACCACTTTTCCAAATCTGCAAAAGTGGTTTTATGCGCATTTGGCCAAAGAAAAACAGGTAGCTTTAATTCAGCTAATTGCTTTTTGAATTCACTTCCAATATAACCGCTTGATCCGAATAATATAATCATAATAATTTATTTAAATATTTTTTATACTCACTGTTTGGTAATTTTTCTATAAGCGCTTTAAGCTGCTCTTTGCTTATATATTTGCGCTTGTAGCACTCTTCTTCTATACATCCTATTTTAATTCCCTGTCTTGATTGAATAGCTTGTATATAAGCACTACTTTCAAATAATGTTTCAGCACTTCCAGCATCTAACCACGCTGTGCCTTTAGCAAATTTTACAGCGGTAAGCTGTGCTTTGTCAAGATATATTAAGTTCAAATCAGTTATTTCAATTTCACCTCTGCTGGAAGGCTTAAGTGATTTAGCATACTGAACTACTCTTTTATCATAAAAATATAAGCCTGGTACCGCATAATTGCTCTTGGGTTCAACTGGTTTTTCTTCTATGCTTATTACGTTGTTTTCACTGTCAAATTCAATAACTCCATAAGCTCTAGGATCATTAACTTCATAACCAAAAATAATTGCACCTTCAAGTAAAGGCTTGACTCTGGGCATTCCGTGGAATATATTGTCTCCTAGTATAAGAGCAACATTATCGTCACCAATAAAGTCTTCGGCTATAATAAAACTTTCAGCTATGCCTCTTGGCTTATATTGCACTTTATAAGTAATCTTAACTCCTAATTGAGTGCCATCTCCAAATAGTTTTTCATAAGAAGGCAAATATTCAGGAGAAGAAATAATGCAAAAATCTTTAATACCACACGACAATAATGTGCAAAATGGATAATAAATCATTGGCTTGTCATAAACAGGCAATAATTGTTTATTTATTGTACTGGTTAATGGATATAATCTACTGCCAGTCCCCCCCGCTAGAATAATTCCTTTCATCAAATATATCTATTTTTTATATTTTGAAATAATTTTTTTATATTGACAAAATCCACGATTCAGTGTAGACTCTTATTATATGGAAACGGAACTAACAATTAAAGATAAAGCGATCCCCCCCATCATTATTCAACACGATGACCTTAAGTTTGATGGTAAAACAATCACCATTCCAGGCTATTATATTGATACAATCTTAGATTATATTAAATATTGGAAACTTGATGGTGAAAAACAAGTAGATGTTGAAGATTACGTTGCATTTCGTAACTTCCTATATGACATCCAAGAGTATAAAAACCAAGGAAACTAATTTATGGGAATGTATGATGATATAATATGTAAGTATCCACTTCCGTTGCCGGAAGATACCAAGGGATATGTTTCTAATGGATTTCAAACCAAAGATTTAGATTGCGGATTGGATTGTTATGAAATCCGTGAAGATGGCACACTATGGTTACGTGAATGTGAACGAGAACATACAGAAGGTAATCCAAACGGTAAAACATTCTTTGAAAAGTTTGGAATGGTAAAAGAAACCAAAGTTTGGTGGACTCATGTAAAAACAACCAGCACCATACGTATGTATGAATATTACAATTACGGTGATGGTCCATATGACTATTGGGTTGAATTTGAAGTTGTATTCATTGACGGAGTTATTGACAAGATTAAACTAATTAAGTTTGAAGCTACTGATAACTCTAAAAGAAAAGAAGACTCTAAACGTCATATTGAAGAACTTAAAAAGAACAAAGAGTTTGAATCCACTTTGTTATGCAAATTAATTATCAAACCATATAATAAAATTATTAGATTTATCTGTAGGTTGATATATAATTTTGGTTCCTTTTTGATTGCTAAAGTTTACAAATTGGAACGTATACTAACTGTATGAAAGATCAAGATTCAATATTTCTAATTTGTGATTGTTTTGAACACGGACTTTTAGTAGAAAAGTTCAAAGATGAACAAGAAGTATCATTGAGCTTGTTTGAACGAGGACTCAATGGCAGAACATTATGTTGGTCGGAAAGATTAAGATGGTGTTGGCAAATATTACGATATGGTAAACCTTGGTCTGATTTTGTAATTCTAAATACAGAAAATCAAAAACAATTAAAGGATTTCTTAGGATGAAATTTAAGAATTTTGAAGGTATTGAATATACGGTAAATTATAACAAACCGGCGTTATGGCACAATCAGCCGAGACCTGGTTTGTGTGATAATCCTAATATTAAAAATCCACAAATTCATGTAGATCCAACATTACTAAGTCGTAGACAACTCAATGTATTGATTGAAGAAGTATTCCACGCACATTTGTATGATTTACCAGAAAAGAAAGCTCGTAAATTTGCAGCTAATTTAGGCAAATTGATTTACAATAGATTTTTAAAAAATGAGTAAAATTATAAATTTGACTCTTGGATTAATATTTGGTAGTATATTTGCAATATCATTGATATTGGTATTGATGATTTTTTTTGCAATATTGATACCATTTTTCTTTTATTTCACACTAAAAGAAGTTCTTAAATATTTAACAAACACTAAATAAACATATGAAAACAGAAATAGATACAGTAAGTAAAAATATCATTCTCACTTACGCACGTAAAATTCGGAATGTTCAAAAAGAACAAATCGATCCATATATCGGACTAATTGAGAATGAACTAATTACACTTTTTCCGGAGTTGAAAGATCGTGATGATAATGCTTTAAATTGGGCATATGATATTCTTAATGCAGAGTCTAACACTGAAGTAGTGGAAACACTAAACAGAGTAGAAAAGATAATTACTGAGGAAAGAAAAGAAAAGTGGAACTGCAATTATTGCGGTAAAAACACTTATAATGATGATGTTGAATATCTTTTTGGTACAAATCACATTGGATGTGCATTAGAAGAAGATATCAAAAATAGAGAACATTCAGATCCAGATTATATTCTTGATGCAAGACTCAGAAAAATTACTGAAATTGAATCAAAATTAAATTATTACGAATCCGAACTTGATAAGCTGCATTTTGAACTCAAACGAATGCGATCCGATTACCCACACGAACCAACTAACTAAAACATCAAGCGTACCACTCGGTACGCTTTTTTTATTGACCACAACCACATCATCGTGTATACTTTTTATATATGATCAAATGTGGTTGTGGAAACGAAATTCATCCTGAACGTTATGAACTTGGTTACAAGATTTGTTTGTCTTGTGGCGATCAATCTGCTGCAAGGCAAAAACCTTATGGCACAATGATTTATACTCATAAAACAGGCGGATCAATACAAATTACAAATAAAACATTATATAATGTATACAAAAAAGTTACACATCGATCTGGAAAAAAGAGTAATGTCGGAAATAAAAATTCAAAGTATAGCACTATAATATTTATATAACATGACTGCATCATTCTATAAGACAGTATATCAACGCAAATTCAACGAAATGCCACGGTGGAAAAAGTTAGCTATCGTAGAAGACAGTGAAAAAAACAATTGGAGTGGGTTGTTGACTGATTTTATCAAATCTGTAATTGAAGAAGCTGAAAAGGACTTTGCAAATTCCAAATCAACCGTTGTATCTCCATCTGGTCAATACGAAACAGTTCCCCAAACGACTTCAGATTCTTTTAAGAAAAAGAATTGACTTTTTCTAAAATTATGGTAAATTGATTTCAAGATGAATGTTTTGGATCATTTGAAGAGTTCGTCAGTTGACGATATCAAGTCTTATTGTAAGTCCACTTCCATTAACGCAGGTGTCGCAATGATGCATGTTAATGGTGACTTTAATTTGGCTACCCTGGTGCGCAATGCCAATTTCTTTGGTTTTAAGGAAGCATTTTATGTAGGTGGTAGCAAGCAATGGGATCGTCGTGGTACTGTTGGTACTCACCACTATACTGACTTAAAGTATATTAAGACTGAAGAAGACTTTGTTGCTTATGTAAATGATAACGGTTATACACTAATCTCTGTAGAAAACAACATTCCCAAGTATAGTGATAAGACAGTATCTATTTTTAACCACTGGGTATTTACTGGTGTAGATAAGCCAATGTTTGTATTTGGCGAAGAAAAGGATGGATTGAGTGATTATATTCTTGATAACAGTGACTATATTGTTACTGTTCCAGCATATGGCAGTGTACGATCACTTAATGTGGGTACTACTAGTGGAATTGTAATGGGATTTTATCGCAACTATATTGACAATAATTAAATAATAATATGAGTACAAAATACGTTACAGACAGTAAGAGCGCACGAATTGGATATGTAAAGGATAGTGGCAGCGTAATTTACGCACACGGTCCCAATGGTGAGAACGTTGGTTATTACCAAAAAAGCACTGACACTACGTTTGACCGCAATGGCAAGCGTTATGGCTTTGGCGATTTGACCAATGCTCTGGTTTTTGAGGCGGCTCGAAAGATTTAAAAAAAGAACGTTGACATTTTCTAAAACCGTGGTAAGATAAATTTGTAGTCGGTTAACATTAACAAAAAACAAAAAATATGAACAAGAACAAGACAGGCCGTAAGGCAACCGCAGTAAACGAAATCACTGATCGCAATTTCACTATTGTTGATCTGATCAACATCAACGCCAACGTTAAGGCTCCAACAATTCGGATGCACGTTAAGCGTAGTGTAACCGCTGGACGATACAAGATCAGTGGTTCGCAGAAGACCGGTAAGCGTGGTAAGCCAAGTATCGTATATACATACGACGCAACTCCCACTGTTGCCACAACTCCCACTGTTGAATCTACTCAGACTTCTGCAAATTAAACGGTATTAAGAATTGGGATTAATAAAAAAAGATTGTTAATCCCTTTTCTTAAACTATTTATTTTTAAAAGTAGTATATGGGAAAGTCATTCAAAGATCGTCGTTCACGCAACGAAGGAAATTGGCGCAACAAATCAAATAAAAAGGTTAACAAAAAGTGGCAAAACACTGAGGTTAAACCATCACGGCTCAATTCAAAATATGAAGACGAAGACAACGCAAACAGTTATTAACAATCTCAAATCAAAAATCGCAAGTAAAAATTTACAACTAACAGATCTATACGCAGAATATTACTATAAGGCTGCTATCAAGCAGACAGTAGGTCAACAACCCCTAGGCTAAAGCCATAGGGGCTTGTAATGCTATTGCTTTCACAACAGGCTTACATACGATTGGCTGGTTGACAACAGCCTGCCCATCAAGTATGTTACCATACGAAACGGGAAGTTTGGAACGATTACCTATGTTCCGTGATGCGTTTAGGTCCGCATCATATACAATTCCACTCACAGCATAAAACCTACAACCTCTACGAACCCCCTCTTTGATGCCGCTAAAGCTATCAATTTGGGAAGTATAAGCAGGGCTAACAAGAATTATGGATTTACCCATATTTTCTGCCTTATAAGTTAATATGCGTCTTAATTCAAATAATGGAACTTGACTTATTGCTCTTTTGTTTTGAAATTTGTGTTTTTTTGCTTTGATGCCTTTTAAGTTTTCAAGCACAATAGTGTCTGCATTTGTTTGAAGAATTATATTGGCGACACAATGGGTTTGGTTTCTATTTTTATTAGCTTCTTTATGACGAAGTTTACGAAGATGTCTTCTTGCACTTTTTGAACCATTTGATTTGAGACTATCTTTTAGATGACGAAGTTTTCGTTTATCTCCATTGAATTTTCTATCAATAACTATTCTACCATCACTACAAGCAGCTACTCTACGCATTCCTAAATCAACTCCCAGTGCTAATTTTGATTTTTGTTTATCAATCTTATTATCAAACGATAGAGCAATGTAGATTTTGTCATTATTAATATAAATCAGAGGATCTACATATTTGTATTTGTTTAGTAATTCTACAAGTTTGGGGTATAGTTTGAACTTAAAGTTCTTTTTACCAGATGATGTAGTAATCTTTATAGATTCTTTTGTTGGAAAACTATATAGTCTTTTATCTAAACGAATTGATAGATTCTTTTTTTCAATTGGTTTCTTTATCTTGTGTTTATTTGATTTGGCACTTCTATAAGACGCTAGACATTCTTGTTCTGCTTTTATAACGACTTGTGAATTTACATCTGGAAATTGTTTTCTTACATTATAATAAACTTTTGAGTGAAGAATTACTATTGAATTCTTTTTCTCATTGAATTGTTCTTTTGAAGCAATGTTGAAAACAACACGATGACTTTCAAGAAGAGATTTGAGAGATTCTAAATCATCTTGGTTATCTGTTAATAATTCTGTGTTATAAGTTATCACTTCTATAATATATATATACTGGATTTTCAAAAAGTTGAAAAATTTATAAAAAAATGATTTTGGAGAAAACATTTGACAAACCTAAGAGATTGATGTAAAGTAGTTGAATGGTCGGAATTCCTCCCCTTGGCTAAAGCCGAAGGGGTTTCCTTCCTCCAAAAATATGAAAGACACTACACTCAAGCAGTTGGTACGTGACCGCAAGGGTCAACCCCGTGGTATGGTTGTTGCCACAGTAATTGATGGTACTATCCGATTTGGTTGGAGTCATACCAATACAAAGGCAGGTGATCGTTTTGATAAGTGCAAGGCACTCACTATTGCTCTAGGTCGAGCTGAAAATGGTTGGGGTCCAAAAACAAATGTACCTATATCTACAGCCAAGATTCTAAATAAGATGGTTGATCGATCCGTTCGCTATTACAAGAATGTTCCCATCTACGTTATTTAATTCGACTATTTATAAAAATGGACAAGTACATTACCGATAATTTCACCGGGTCAATTGACGATCTACTAAATCATTGTTCCAATCTAGATACAGCAAAAGTAGAAGAACAAGTCAAAGCTGAAGAAAAAGAAGCCTGTATTCAAGTAATTATGAAAGAACTTGAATGTGATGAAGCTGAAGCTGAAGTCATTTATAATGAAATTGCTTTGGCAGAAGTTAAAGAAACAGTTGACAAGATGGTAGCAGAGGGTCTATTATATGTATCTGGTCACAACGAAGATGGCGAACCACTGTTTCAGCTAACTGAACTTGGTAAATCAGTTCGTAAAGAACTAGGCGACGGTAAGTAATTATACCATAATGCTCCGGTACTGGCGGGGTCTTCTAAGCCCTAAGTGCATAATTGGATGAAAATGGGGGTTCAAGTCCCTCCCGGAGCGCCATTTTTGATCATATTCATAAATTTGTATATATTTATATGTTCAAACTTCTCTTAAAAAGAAGTTGATCTTTGAAAACTTAGTGGTAAGATAAAGAAGTAGTAAGTATTTCGTTCTTTCAGCGTGGTGGGAGAAGCACTCCTCTAGAACATCTTTGTATGGTGGAACTGCCTTGGCCTTTAACCAAAGGGGGTCACCGACGAAAGAATGAAATACTTAGTTGACAAAAAAAGAAAATGTGGTAAGATGAATAAGTAGTAAGTAATAGTTCTTTAAAATAAAAATAGTAGACTGAAAGATTACTAATCATTTGCTCTATATGTTTGATATATATTGTATATGAAACATAGTAAACAAAAAGGAAATTTAGGATTCTCATCAACTCTCAAAGAGTTACATAAACTCGGATACAATGTATTTACTGAAGCAGGAGATAACTCTAAAGTAGATATGATAGTTGAAGTGAAAAATCATTTGGTAAAAATACAAATTAAGTATATTACTGATACAAATGGACAAGTAACTTTAAACTTACAAAAAAGTGGTCCAAATGGATATAGGTACAAATATTCAGAATCTGATATAGATTTATTTAGTGTATATTTACCTACTTTAGATAAAGTAATTTTTATACCTGCTAAATTAGCTTGTAAAAATACAAGAACTTTTAGTATTAGATTTAATGAAAGTAAAAATAATCAAGATAAACACATTAATTATATAAGTGAATTTGAAGATTTAGATAAAATTTTAAATAATTTGGTTAGTTCTTTAACAAATTTTAATGGGATCGTAGCTCAATAGGTAGAGCAGTTCGCTTTTAACGAATTGGTTGACGGTTCAAGTCCGTCCGGTCCCACCATTTTAATGTCCCATTAGATTATCAGCTAAATCACTGGACTTTCACTCCGGAAAAAACGGGGCAGCACCGTTATGGGATACCATTTTGTACGTACAGACATATGTGAGTGTAGGACACTTTAAATAAGGCAAAACACATTAAGTGCATGTACTTAATATAAAGTAGCAGCATATGAAATTTTATGTTTGGTTGTTTCACGAGGAAAAACAACTTGGTGGAGGGTACATAACCAAAATGCCCCTAGAGTTGGAAGTTCTCTTAAAAAACTTCTTGGTTGCGGGGTTAGAAAGTGGTATACTTTGTTTGTTGGGCGGACAAAGTATTCAATAATTACACCCAACACAATTTTTACGGTTCTTTATAAACAATTTGCGGGTGATTGTAAAAATAGCATATTTCGCTCATAACGAAAAGGAAGTCGTGTAATTCGGCTACCCGATACCATTTAGAATTGTTCATTGAAATATTAAAAATTAAGCTAATTATTTTAGGTACAAATCTCATAGTTACTACTATTTATTAGTATGACATATGTAAAATTAAAATGTGGAAATTGTAGCATAGATTTTGACTTTCAGAGAAAGTATTATAACTTTCAAAAGAAAAAAAATAAAACAAAATGGTTTTGTTCAAAATCTTGTTATAATGATAGTATAAAACCAACACTTATTGAGAAAAAATGTTTGTTTTGCAACAACATATTTTTGGGAAATTTGAGAAAGAAAAGCACTAATTTTTGCAATAAAACTTGTGGGAAAAAATATTCTCATTTATTTATTGATAGAAAAAAAATCTCAGACACGCTAAAGTTATATTTCAAAAATAATCCAAGAGTTAAAAAGATTAAAGAATTTAAAAATAAATGTGTTGTATGTAACACTACTTTTATATCAAAAAGACATGTTAAAAAAACTTGTACATCTGTATGTTTTACAAAAAGATTGGTAGATGGAGGAAAAAAATCAGCATCTGTTCAGTCTAATAATAGACGATCAAAAAATGAAATTTATTTTTCAGAACTTTGTAAAAATGAATACAATAATGTATTAATAAATGAACCTATGTTTAATGGGTGGGATGCAGATGTAATACTACCAACACAAAAAATTGCTATATTATGGAATGGTAAATGGCATTATGAAAAAATAACAAAAAAACATTCTGTTGAACAAGTTCAAAATAGAGACAAAATAAAACTTGACGAAATTAACCATCTAGGATATGATAGTTATATCATAAAAGATTTGGGTAAATTTAATAAAAAATTTGTAGAAAATGAATTTTATAAATTTAATGAATGGCTACGTGGCAGAATGACTAATGCACCACTTTCATAAGGTGGAAAATTTGTAGGTTTGATTCCTACCGTAGCTACCATTTTAGTTCTTTAATAATTTGCGGGTGAGTGAAACGGAAAATCATTCCACGCTCATAACGTGTTGAGATAGTGGGTTCGACTCCCACACCCGCTAGATAGTCAAAGTTGAATCACTTGCACGCAGTGACTATTGCATACAGAATAATATCTGTAACTAAGAATTCAACAATTAAGTTCTTTAAAAACTTTAGTGGTCCTGTAGCTCAATAGAGCAGAGCAATCAGTTTATAACTGATAGGTTGTGGGTTCGAAGCCCATTGGGACCACCAAATTTAGGAACTATATCGTGCGTAGAGAAACATTAATAATGGCTCTACTATTCGTGAAAGTCTAACGGTAACTCTTCCATATCGTAAATGATGGTGCAAATCCATTGGAAGAACAATTTTTAGATTGGGCACGTGGCGGAATGGGAGACGCATTCGCCTCAAGAGCGAACGGAGCAATCCGTGGGGGTTCAAATCCCTCCGTGCCTACCATTTATTGTTCATTGAAATTTAGTAGACGCAAAGTAATTTGTATTTATGTCTTCCAAAATACTATTTATTAGTATGAAAAAGATAGATATACAGGAATTAAAAATTGCAACAAAAACATCTACATCATACGCTGAAGTTTTAAAAAAGTTAAAATTAAAACAAAGCGGATCAATGCAGTCTCGTCTTAAAAAAGAGATTAAAAATCTAGAGTTAGATATTAGTCACTTTACAGGACAAGCCTGGTGTAGAGGTAAAAATTCTTATCAAGACAAAAGAATAAGAAACAAATATTCTGATGAAATTATTTTTATTGAAAATAGTAATGTTTCAAATATTGTAGTGAAAAATAGATTGAAGTCAAATGCAAATTATGTGCATAGATGTGAATTATGCACAATTAAAGAATGGTATGACCCGTTTGAAAATAAAATTAAACCAGTGAATTTAGAACTTGACCATATAAATGGTGATGAAAGAGATAACAGAAAAGAAAATTTAAGGTTAATTTGTTCCAATTGTCATAGTTTTACTCCTACTTATAAAGGAAGAAACATAAACAAACCATTAAGAAATGGAGAAAAGAAAGTAACAGATGATGTTCTTTTAGAACATTTGAAAACAAAAAATATAAGACAAAGTTTAATTTCAGTGGGAATGTCTGCTTCTGGTGAAAATTATGAAAGATGTAAAATTTTGAAAAAGCAGTTGACATCAGAAGATAATGTGGTAAGATAAAAGAGTAGTAAGTGATGGTTCTTTAAAAACAATTTAAATGGGCAAGTGGCGAAATTGGCGAAACGCAAGGGATTTAAAATCCCTCACTTAAGAAACGCTGTGGGTTCGAATCCCACCTTGCCTACCATTTTTTGATAGTTCTTTAACAATTTAAGATAGTGGCGGAACAACCTTTGTATAGGGGTAACGCACAATAGTGGTGAAGAATCATTATTGGTTGGAGTAGCAATATGTAGTGTAAGTCTATGACGGATTGTGGGTCGTACAACCTATAATTCAAGCGTAACGACATCGTAGCTAAAATAAATGATATATCGTAGGTCGTTGTGGGTAACCAATCCCATCAATCGTTAACATAGAGAGTAATTAACTTTATGGATTGTGGATGAATAATGGTGCATATTGTGAAACTTGGAGGTAATCATTAGTCCTTCCTATTTGAATTTAAAATGCGGGTCAAGTGTAAAGAGAGCACGTTGGTCTACCAGATCAAAAGGCGAAATGCAAAGTTCGGACCCGCTCCAGTTTTAATGCGATATTAGTGTCTATGAGGAGCACGGTGGGCCTTCCAGTCCACAAGGCCGGTGCAAGTCCGAGATATCGCTCCAGTTTTTGATAGTCCGGTAGCTCAATAGAGCAGAGCAATCAGTTTATAACTGATAGGTTGTGGGTTCGAAGCCCATCCGGACTACCATTTTATAACGGATCAATAGCTCAATTTGGTTAGAGCTGGGAACTCTTTCGCTGCTTATAAACTAAAAGGTATAAGTAGGAAATAATTCCTCGGTTATCGGTTCAAGTCCGGTTTGATCCACCATTTTAATAAATCTTTAGTCCTAGAGATTTTCTCCCTTTACCTTTATTTTTTGCTCTGCAAGTATCAAGTTGTGAGTCACAATTAGGACATATCAAACGAAAATTGGAATAAGAATTGTTATTAGCATATCCGTCAATGTGATCTACCCATAACCTTATAGGTTTATTATTCCAATTATTTCCGTCTATACCACACAGTGAACATTTATTTCCATAATCTTCACATAACATTGAATATATTAATGGTCTCGTAGGCACTTTTGGATAAGAACCATTTCTAATTTGATTTTTAATTGTAGTGGTTTGATAATGTTGTTGACATTTATTACTACAATAAATTCCTTTTGACACAGATGAATGATATGTAAATATTTTATTGCATGTTTTACAATTTGAATTAATCATTTTTCCCCTTTCTTTTTATAATATCTTTCTAATGATTGTTCTTTTTTAACTTGTTGATTTTTGAAATAATAACGCATTTGTCTTTCACGACGAGCGTTTAACTTCTCGTCTTCAGTTTTATACTTTTGATTTCTTCCCATGTATAATACATATATGAATGGTTACTAAAAGTAGAAAAAAAGTAGAAAAATAAATAAAAATATTTAATAAAAACCCCAGCATTAATTTGTTGGGGTTTTGTGGTTATTATATTTTGATATTTTGCTTGACTGTTGGAAATAGTTGTTATATATTAATAAGTGATATGGCACATTTTGTAAAACTCTCAGTATTGGATCCTGGTCACGATGATCTTGAAAACACAACAAATAGAAAATATAATCCACAGTTAATTAACTTGGATATGGTTATCAACGTTGAACAATCGAAGGTTCACAGTTTGATTTTTACTAAAAATAATACACAGCATCCTATACGAGTAAGAGAATCTCTTGATGAGATTTTGTCTGTATCGAAGGGATGTGTTAAAAACGTTTTAAACGGTTAATATATGATTAATATAAAGAATATCAATGTTTCTGCATATAAAGAAGAGTTTGTTAAAAACAGGCGGATTGTAATAGATAACTTTTTGACCGAGGAATATGCTGAAAAGTTGTATAAGTACTATACAACCGAAATGAGCAAAGAATATTGGTCTGCTACATATATGCCGTCACTTAGATATGAAGGTGATTGGGAGTGGTGGCAAAATATTCCGGGTAATAGATATGTTATGGAACAAGCTTATCAACACGCTTGTAACGCTAGAGATAACAATCTATTCAGTTATTTTTTCTATAAAACGATGCCAACTGTTATGGAAAAGGCTAAATCAGTTGTTTATGAAGAAACAATGGCTTTCTTTAACGGTAAAGAAATGATTGAGTTTATTAACAGTGTAACTGATTTGGAAATTACGATGGGAGACAAAACCTTTGTGAGTCGTTATGCTGAAAACTGCTTTTTGAGCAATCATACAGATGATGTTAACGGTAAATTGGCATTTGTGTGTCATTTGACCAAAGATTGGAATCCTGATTTTGGTGGGTTATATTTTGATTTGAGAGACAAAAACAATATCAGAGCGATCAACCCATCTTTTAATAAATTGGTAATTTTTGAAGTGGCGGCTGGAGTAGCACCACATTGTGTAACACAGGTTGTTAATAACTCAAACAAAGAAAGAATCAGCGTATCTGGTTGGTATAATTAATAAAATAAATTGTTATGTATATTCCTGTAGAACACGAACACATTCCACTTGTAGTAATTGATAATTTTCTTCCAAGAGATCATGTTACTAAATTGTATGAAGATTTTATCAAGTTAAAGCCACATTTTGGTGTACCACATTGGAGTGGTGGTTACAATGATGGTGCTGCTTATAATCCAGATGAACCATTGAGTCCATTGTGTACTGGACAAGATGTTTGGCTTCCATTTAGCAATGATCAGGCTGAAAAGAACAAAGATTTGGGTTATTATGTATCAAATCTAAGCAAATATATTTTTCATCAGGGAGTATTAGATTTTTTAACCCACTCTAAAAATGAAGAACTCACTGCTTATGCTAAGTACAGATACTTGTATAAGTACCATATCATTAATTATGGTGATGGTGGATATTATAACTGGCACCGAGATTTGACAGTTAGTGGAATGACTTGGGATGGTGTAGAAGTAAATAAACAAAATGCATTTACATTTGCACTTACTTTGGTTAAAGATCCAAGTGTGATGAAGGGTGGAGAACAATACTTTATGTATAAAAACCATACATACAGATTGCCACTTACAAGCAATCAGTTAGCAATCTTTCCATCCACAGTGTTTCACGCTTGTAGTGAAATTACTGCTCCAAAGGATTTGGCTTGGGAAAACAAGAGATTCAACATACAGGCGTGGTTATGTCACGGTTGATATATGGAGTTTATTCACACATATTTGGGTTACAATAATAACCGAGATGAATACAACTGTGAAATTTTAAATGAAAGTAAAAATCCAGTTGGTTACTGTAAATATTATAAAAGTAATAGTTATGATGACATTGTGTGTATAGAATTTGTAAATATAGGTTATGAGCATCGTCGTAGAGGATATGCTACGGCGGTGGTTAGAGAATTGCAACGTATGTATACATTAAAATGGGATTATAGGTTTAGTGAGACTGGCAGAAAATGGTATGACGGATTGAGAAAAAAACAAGTGATAACTGATTGATTATTATATTTATTTCTATAATAACAATTTAAATTCACTATTATGACCAAAGAAGATCTAAAACAACTAATTCAAGAAGTATACGAAGAAGAAATGGCAGAAACCAAGAAAAAAGGTGCTGCTAAGGAAGAACCAAAGAAAGAAGCTCCTAAAGCTCCTAAAGCACCTGTGAAGAAAGCTGCTGAAGCTCCAAAAGCAGAAGATCCAAGCAAGATTACCAAGTCATTTGTCAAGACAATTGACAAACACGGCGATAAGAACAAATTTGCTGGTGACAAGGGTGATGCTGAATTATTTGGTAAAATCAAGAAAATTCTCACTCCATATGTTGGCAGAAGATTAGAAGAAGCTGATATTGAGAAGATGATGGAAGAGATGGAATGTGAGGAATGTTATGAAGAAGGTGCAAAACCTGATTTCTTAGATTTAGATAAAGATGGTAATAAGAAAGAACCAATGAAGAAAGCAGCGATGGATGCTAAGACCAGTAAAAAGTTAAAAGAAATTATAGAAAAAGCAAAAAACATTTAAATTATTTAACCCGTCGTAAATGACGGGTTTTTTTGTGCTCATAAATAATATGAAAACGCCATGTAAAAGAATATGTGTGCTTGTTGATAATAGACTATGTGAAGGATGTGGTCGTACTTGGAAAGAGTTACGAGAGTGGTCATTTTATATCTTCGTCGTTAGAAAACCCCAATCGCTTTAGGGTCGTGGAATGAATGACGATAACTCCTAACTTAATATATTGACATCGATGAGTCAACCAAAAAATAATTGCAAATATTTTTAATTTTTGTATTTGTCGTGTATATTTATTTGTAGAGTGAGTAATAGAGCCTACAAATTTAGATTGTATCCAAACAAATGTCAAGAAGATTTGTTACAAAAGCACTTTGGTCATTGTAGATTCATTTATAATCACTTTCTAGCAGTAAAAATTAAACACTACAAGGAAACCAAGAAAACTATAACTTGGGTTGATCTTTCAAATCAATTACCAACTCTAAAAACCGAATTTGATTGGTTGAGTGAAGTAGGCAGTCAATCACTACAACAATCCATACGCAACTTAGATAACGCTTATACCGCATTTTTTCGTTCGGGAGCCGGATTTCCCAAATTCAAAAGCAAACATAAATCAAGAAATTCGTTCGTTGTTCCTCAAACCAATAACAACATAAAATTGGATTATACATCCAACAAATTGACAATTCCAAAATTTCTCAACTTAAAATCAAAAGATAATAGAATCAAATGTATTTTTCATCGTCAAATACCAAACGACGAAATCATAAAACAAGCTACAATATCACAAGACAAAGATGGTAAATACTATGTTTCAATATTGGTTGAAATCAATAAATTATTTATAACAAAATCCGATAGAGACAGAAACAATGCAATTGGCATTGATTTTGGAGTTAAAACATTTTTGACATTGAGCAACGGACAAAAGATTGAAAATCCAAAATATTTAAAACAAAGTCAAGATAAATTAGCAAATCATCAACAAGAATTGGAATTGTTAAACAAAGATACAACAAAATATAAGTCAAAACGAGAACAAATTACAAAGTTGTATGCTAAGATCGTTAGACAAAGAAAAGATTTCTTAGACAAATTATCACATCAATTAACCAACGATAGCCAAATTGGATCAATTGCATTGGAGGATTTGTCAATAAAAGATATGCAACAAAACAATTATTCGCCAACAAATCGTATAATTAACGATTATGCTTGGAGTATGTTTATAAATATGTTGCAATATAAGAGTGATTGGTATGGTAAAAATCTCATAAAGATTGGGCGATTTGATCCATCATCAAAAACTTGTTCAAATTGTGGCGATATTAATCGCGAATTGAAATTAGAGGATAGACAGTGGAAATGTATCAAGTGCAATATTGAACACGATAGAGACATCAATGCTGCGAACAATATACTTGACTTTGCATTTCCGAATATGTGTTTTAAAAAGGGCAGGAACTGCCCTATTGAAGCCCCTATGGCTTTAGCCTAGGGGTAGTTCACTGTTGAAGTTATATGTTAACGGTGTTTATGATAATCAAGTGAGTTATACAGGAAATATTCAAGACACATATCCTATTCGATTAGGAAACGGTGCATTTGGTGATGGACCTTTTCCAGGCAATATATACATTGCAAGTGTATACAATAGAGCATTAAGTGCAACTGAAGTATTACAAAATTATAATGCTACTAAGAGTAGATTTGGTTTATAATTATAGTACATATGTCAACTAAATATTCCCCACAAATAGTTACATCAGGATTAGTATTAGCTTTAGACGCTGCTAATAGAAACAGTTATCCAAGAACAGGCACATCGTGGTATGATTTAAGCGGTAATGCAAATACCGGTACACTAACTAATGGGCCCACTTTTAGTAATACTAAAAACGGTGTTATTGTATTTGACGGAGTAGATGATTATGTATCTATCCCCAACAATAGTAATTTTAATAACGGAAACAATATTACGGTCGAAGCTTGGGTACTATGTACAGATTGGTCAACATACATACATCCTATGATAGTTGCTAAAGGAATAAATGTTGAGTGGATATTATGGAAATCAAATGATACGGGTGTTGTTGGTAAGTTAGGATGGCGGGGACTTGGGACCGCTTATACGACTACAAGTTTACCAAACAATACGTGGGTTCAGTGTGTTGGTAGTATTGGAAGTGCTGGACAAAAAGTTTATTTAAACGGAGTATTGGAGTCAACTGTAGGTAATACAACATTTACCAGCGGAAATATTAATGTTACAATAGCTACAGGACTAGTTACTGGATCTCCATCTAATCTATTGGGTGCTAATGTTGCAATTACTAGAATTTACAATAGACAACTAACCGATAATCAAGTATTACAGAATTACAACGCAACAAAAATAAGATTTGGATTATAACATATGGCAGATCCGGCAACATTTGGTGGTCAATGTGGAACATGGGGTACAGTATGTAATCTTTGGAGTGAATGTATTACCGAGGTTGTGGATATCATTGAAGGCGGTGCACGGGATCCGGCGTTTTGGTTGGATCATCCATTTGATTTATATAATAAAGATTTAGAATTAGAGAAGTATCAACAAGAACAGCCACAAAAACAAAAGCGGTTAATTGAAATATATGTAAAGTGTGCTAATAAAAAATACAATAGAACTATTGTTGTGCCTGAAAATAAAGTAAAAGTGAATGTACGAGATGTGGAGTTTATACTCAAGACTCTAAATGAAGTTGGGGTAGATATTAAAAATATAAGAAAATATACAGATAACGATTTGAACAACTTGCTCACATAACTAAAAATTAGTTATTAATTAACCAACCTATTATATATTTATAAGTATAAAATTTTATTAAAATGAGCGCTTATACCATATATCTTGACAAAGAAGAAACATTTGAATGTGAGGTGTCAATCAAAAATGCCTCAATCAAAGACAGTTCAGCACGTTTAATCATTGAAAGTGATGATATTAATTTAGTATTCTTTGGTACTGTATCAAAAGATACAATTACTGTACCTATTAAAAGTTTAAAGAAATATTTTACCGAAAGTGATAAAGCCACTATCAAATTGGAAGTAATCGTTGAAAACAATTTGGTTACCCCATGGGAAAGTGAATTGTTGTTTGATAGCTATAATAAAGTAGAAATCAAAGAAATCAAGAATGTCAAGACTAAGCCATTAATCGAAATTAAACTTAAAGAAGATAAAAAACAACACTTGGAAGCTAAAACCAAGGAAATAGAACAAAAAGTTGTTACAGAATCTAAGAAGTCTGTTAAATCATTAAAACAAAAACTTTTAGAATCTGTTAATGATCAAATAAAGAAAATTCAAGTTGATGGAAAATTAAATAAGGAAGAAAAGAAAGAACTTATTAAAAAGCTGCTATCAAACGATTTATAATTAATATAATATGATATGCCAGTTTTTCCATCACAGAATCTTAATACTCAAAAAATATGTGAGAGTTATCCACGGTTATTACAAATATACAGTGGTAGCCTAGTTTTAGATGGTACTGGAAGTTTAAAGCAGTTTCTTAATGTTACCAGTAGTTATTCTCTTACAAGTAGTTATGCTAGTAATTTTGGTAATAGCATAACTCAAAGCTTTAGTGCAAGTAATATATGGACATTTAATCACAATCTAGGTGATAAATATGTTCTTATACAAACAGTTGATACAAACGATAATCAACTAATACCAGAAGTAATTAACCTATTTGACGATAATACCGCAATAATAGGTTTTAGTGTTCCAACTGCTGGTACAGCAATCGCTACAAGAGGTGGTATAAGAAAATTAATAATAAGCAGTAGTTATGGTTATTATAATCTAAATACTGGTAGTACCTATCCTATAACAAGCAGTTGGGCTTTATATGCATTAAATGGTGGAACTAATATATACACTGGTAGTACATATCCTATAACAGGTAGTTGGTCTATAAATGCTGTTAGTGCAAGTTATGCTCCGTGTAATTGTCCATTATTACAAACAGGCAGTTATTATCCTATAACTGCTAGTTGGGCAATAAATACACAAACGAGTAGTTATATACAAGTTACCGGTGTAAGTTATCCGGTAAGAAGAGTATATAACAATTATACTATTGTAAGAACCACGGATTATACAATATTATGTGATGCTACTAGTGGATCGTTTAATGTCAAATTACCGAATCCCGTGGGTAACACTAATATTTATAATATAAAAAAAATAGATACTAGTGGACATCGAATAAATGTAACTGTAACTAACGCTTCTTATATAGACTATGAACTTACACAAAGCATTGCACACAAAGGAACAAACATGATGGTACAAAGTGATGGTTCACAATACTGGGTCTTGTAAAAACCTTATTACCCATCCTTTATGACTTTTAATTTTCTTGTTAATAAGTCGAGACATTTGAAAACTACACAATTTATAATTTGTTATTAAATCATAACGATTACAATGTATAGTTAGATTTAATTTATCGTTACAAAATATATATAGATTTTTATCATAATTACCATTATTAACTCCAGATCTTTTTTCAACTTGATTAATTCTATATTCTTTATTTTCCCACAATTTTTTGACAGAACTGCTTATTTGATTTTTCAAACTTGGATTAGAAAAATATCTTTTTTTGGCAGATTCACTTAATTTTTTTCGTTGATCATCTGTACGAGGCTTTCTAATAATATTATCTTTATTTGCAAATCGTTTTTTTTGACTAATACTTTGTTTTATTTTTAAATCGTTATTTTGCCAAGCTAATTTATGACTTAACTTTTGTTTTTTAATGTAATCGTCACTTTTCCATTTTTCTTTAAATGAATCACTACATCTTTTTCTATAATCGTTATTTTGCCATAGTTTTTTGTGAGAGTCTTTCATTTTTAATTTACTTTCTTCGTTATGAGTTTTATTTAACATGGGACTCAATGTAAAATAACAAATGTTATAATTTTTATCCTGATGTTGTTTACACACATTCAAGTAAATCTGTTCGATTGTTAACAAGAAAATTATAGGCAAGTTTCTAACTATCAGAAACTCAAAATTTTGTTCTCCATATTGATTCCACTCCAGTTGTAAATTTTTATTTACGTGTGTATTTTTGTTAAGTTGGTATTTATGTTGTTTATTCCATCTATACCAAAAGTTTTTTGTACTTCCTACATAATATTTACCATTAATTTTATTTATTATTTTGTATATTCCGCTTGTTTTTGGAATTATAATATCTTTCCATTCGTTTTTTATTACATTTTTCTTTGTTTCGTTGGTAGTATCGTTTGGATCGGATATTAGATTGTTCTTTAAGTTCGTCGATTGTTCTATTGAGTTTTTTTCTTCCCATAAATTTATTTCTTTCATACATATATAAATATAAAGTGAAAACATAAAACGTGAAAGAAACAATAATTTATAAGTATTAAACACACATGATGTATATAAAATTCTATTTATAATAGAATTATGTCATACTTCGAAAAAACACAAATATATGCAGCTGATAGTCCAAGTATAGATGCTTTCGGTAAATGGCGTGTAAGTAATCCAACCACATTGTTTGATAGTAAACAAATTGTTGATAGTGGTAGTTTTTATTTTGATATCAAAACAGTAGGTAGTGCTACAGTAACTTGGAATAGTGGTAGTGCACAAAGCACATTTAGAGTTACACAGACTAGTGGTAGTAGAGCAATCAAACAAACCAAAAGAATATTTGTCTATCAACCAGGAAAGTCCCAGCAACTTATTTGTACAGGTAAATTTGGTATAGGAGTAGATGGCATAAAAAAGAACATAGGTAGTTTTGATGATAATGATGGATTCTTTTTTCAAAGTAGTGGAAGTAGTTTTGGTATTGTACTTAGAAAAACTATTAATGGTATTAAAACTGATACTTTTATCAGTCAAAGCAGTTGGAACTTGGATAAAATGAATGGTGTTGGACCAAGTGGAAATATACTAGATATCAATAAAGCACAAATTTATACAATGGATTATGAATGGTTGGGTGTGGGTAGAGTAAGATATGGCGTGGTACAAAAAGGTATATTAATTTATGTACATGAAATAAATAACTATAATAGTTTAGAAACAGTTTATCTACGTAATCCTAATTTGCCTATAAGATATGAAATGAGTACTCATAAAAATACCACAACTGGTAGTTTAATGACACAAATATGTAGTACCGTTATAAGTGAAGGGGGTTTTCAAAACACAGGCAGACGAATGGTTGTTACAAATCCAACAGGTGCTACTATAGGATCTAGTGAATATGATGCTGTATTATTTATAAGATATAACAGTATAAATACCGAGTGTGCACAAATAATACCAGAAGAATTGAACTTTTTAGTTGAACCTGGTAATAATAGTCCATTTAGTGGCAGATGGGATTTATTGGTTAATCCAACTGTAACAGATCCAGTAGTATGGAATAATGTCACTGGATCTGTAGTAACTCAAATGGCAAGAAGTAGTGTTGGAAATGCCATAACAAATCCAGGCACTGTAATTGCTACAGGTTATTTTTCTGGTACAGGTGGAGCAGGTATTGATAGTCAGATAACGATTGATCCTTATTATGGGTTAGGAAAAACCATAAATAAAGTTAGTGACGTTTTAGCGCTGGGTATAAAGGCTTATAATAATACATACACAATCTATCCGACAATAGTAGTAAGAGAATTAACTTGAAATTACTGAAAAATAGATTATAAATACTTATTATTATACTATTTATATAACGAATGAAAATAGATTCGCCGCAAATTTTAACTCCGGGTATAACAGGTTCAATATTCATTACGAACCTAACCACTAATCCAACTGGTTTTTTCTTATCAATCGACAACACAACTGGACAAGTTCACAAAGCTATTGGCGGAGCAAACGGATCAAGCGGCACAAGTGGTAGTAGTGGTACAGCCGGTAGTAGCGGCACAAGTGGTATCAGTGGCACAGCCGGTAGTAGCGGTACAAGTGGAAGTAGCGGTACCGCTGGTAGTAGTGGTACATCAGGATCAAGTGGTACAAGCGGAAGTAGCGGTACATCAGGATCAAGTGGTACCGCTGGTAGTAGTGGCACAACAGGTAGTAGTGGTACAAGCGGAAGTAGCGGTACATCAGGATC